GGCAGAAGAATTATTTACTACATATAGATTTTCTTTATCTATTCCAAATGCTCCATTAGGAGATTTAAAGGATAGTATTGCCAAGCAATGTGCCTTGATTGCAGTTAAAGAAATCAAGGAAGCCATTGACTGGCACGATTACGAGTTCCCAAACGAAGAGTACGACTATTGGGAGCAAGTTCAGAAAGAAATCCAAAACCTTTAACAACCAAAAACCATGGTCGAAACTTTAATCCTTATTAACAGCCCCCGATAGGGTACATATACGCTAAAACCCAACCAGCCAACTACCGATAGGGTATAAATTTTAAACTAACAATTAACTCTTTAACACCAAAAACACATGAAAAAATCAGCACAATTAATTATGATTCCTACTAATGAAAAAGCAAATGTTGGTAGTATTGTTACAAGACCTTCTGATAATAGAATGGCTATTGTAAATGTATTGACTAAAGATGACCCTCAACCTTGTATTCATCAACACCTCTACATCCTATCAGATAAAGAGATTGAAGAAGGTGATTGGTTTTATGATTTAGATACCAAGTATATTAAGATTAAACAATCTTGGGAAAATTCACATTTAGATTTTAATTGCAAAAAAATCATTGCTAGTACTAATAGGTCTTTAAATACATTTATTGAATCAAAAGATGGTAATTACACTGAACATGGGCAAGGTTATTTTAAAGAATTACCTCAGCCCCCACAATCATTCATTGAACATTTTGTATCTGAATACAACAAAGGTAATGTGATTACAGAGGTGATGGTTGAGTATAAAAGTATTGGTGCTTATGCTAATCCTAAGTATGATTCTGATTACCAATTAAAAATCAATTCAGACAACACCATCAACATCAGTATGCCAAAGGATAGTTGGAGTAGAGAAGAGGTTAAACAACTTTTTGATAAATGGAATGATATTGTGTATAAAGGTTATTATGTAGCAAAGAAAGACCTTGAAACAGTTTTGGATTATTCAGATAAATGGATTGAAGAAAATCTGTAAGTTATGAAAGCATTTGTATTAGCAAAATTAATCTCCGCCATGATCTTTGTAGAGAGTGGTGGAGATCCTCTTAGTTTTAATGCTAGAGAGCAAGCCGCAGGTGTACTGCAAATTAGACCTATTATGGTCGCAGAGTTCAACAGAATAGGTATTGAGTTTACTTTAGAAGATAGGTACTCTAAACAAAAATCTGTTGAAGCATTTAAGAAATGGGTAGAGATTAAGAATTATACCAACCCAGAGATTATTGCTAGAAAGTGGAATGGTGGCCCTAATGGTCATCTTAAGCAATCTACATTAAACTACTGGCAAAAGGTATCTAATCTGTTTTATCCTAAATACCATAAATGCGAACTTAAATAATTAATATGGTTCCATAGCTCAGCTGGATAGAGCAACTGCCTTTTGCAAAATTTCCTAAGTTTTTATATATTTGTAAAAATATAAAAGAATATGGAAACAACAATGGAGCCTTTATTTTGGAATATTGAGAAGATTATAAGTAAAGGTGATTATTATTACTGTATTGTTAAAGAACACCCAAATAGAACAAAAAACAATTATGTTCTTTTGCACAGAGTAATAATGGAAAATCACATAGGAAAACTTCTTAATACTAATGAGATTGTACATCATAAAAATGAGAATAAAAAAGATAACAGAATTGAAAATTTAGAAATCTTTTCTGTATCAGAACATAGTAAACATCATAGGTCTAACATTGGAAGATCTATGTTAAAGTTAAAGTGTCCTGAATGTTCTACTATTTTTGTGAAAGAAAAAAGAAGCACTCATATAGGTAAAAAACAGGGAAAATATACTTGTTGTTCTCCTAAATGCAGAGGTAAATTTTCAAGAAAAATACAACTCAATAGAGAAACAAATAAAGTGAAGAATGCTATATCGGGGAACATCCTAAGAGAGTTTAACTCTCTGGACAATCCCGAGGAAACTGTCTTATAACAGGATCCGTAGAGACTATACGCATTCCACCTGAAATGGTGAAGAGATAGTCCAGACTACAACCTGAAAAGGGCCATAGTAATATGGAGTAGTAAGCTAAGCAGTAGGTCTCAGGTTCGAATCCTGATGGGACTACAATTAAAGGTTCTTGATGTCACCTAAAGCTCAAGATTTTTTGGTACAATAGATAGGGGGAGAAATCCCCCTATTTATCTTTTATTCTTTAACTTTATAAATATGCAAGAATTAGTATTTAATGACAAAAAAGTTATCTTAGAGATAGCTAAATCTATGGGTTTTTTCTTAGTTGAAGACTTATGGGATGATGAAGGTTATCTTACATTTCAGTTAATTGGTGAGTTACATGAAAAAGAACTAACATTAACATGGAATAAAGATGAACACATCAGCCATAATTTTGCTGTAGCTTCTAAAATTCTGTTTAAAGCAGGACAAAAAGCTAAATTTTATCAAATCTCAACTTTACCTTATATAGCATTATAATATGAACAAGATTAAACAACCTAAAATTATCTTACCTCAAGAAGAACCAAAATGGAAACTTGTTAGAGGAAGAGATGGGTTAACTAGACAATCAGAAAAAATACTATGGTTGGAGTTTAATGAAGATGGAACTTTTAAATCTAAGCACGATGAACCAGCAGTTGGTAGATCATTACTTATGTCACCATTTAGTATGTTCTTTGCTTGGCAAACAACAGAAATTACTGAAATTCTAGAGCAAACAGAGGATTACCTTAAATTTAAAACACTTAACTCAACATATGAATTATGGAAGCTATCTTAAAATTTAATCTACCAGAAGAAACTAGTGATTTTGAATTAGCAGTTAATGCAGTAAAAATGTATTCTATTATTTGGGGTCTAGACCAATGGTTACGCGGAAATACTAAGTATGCTTCAGATAATATAAGTAGTGATACTTACAAAGCATATGAGGAATGTAGAGAAAAGCTTCATGAATTAATGAGTGACTATAACATAAACTTTGACTGATGATACAGTATAAAAATCGCTATGGAGACATTTTCACTTTTACTAAGACTGAAGATGGAAATATACTGTGGCAAGGTAACTTTGAATATATTAGATATTCTTATTTAAATGACCTTGTTGGCAATCAACTTACTATGATTGACCCTAGTGGTGGCCCTTATTTAACAATAGGCTCAAATATGGGGCTTTTTGATGAGTCTTTTAAAGGATTATTTATTAAAGGCTTTAGTAAAACACCTGAAGGGTATTTAATAATAACTAAAGAATAAAATTTATGAACACAAACTATGAAAAGGACTTTGTGCCTTACGAACAAGCATTAGCACTTAAAGAACTTGGATTTGATGAACCTTGTTTTGGTCGATATTATTACAAGGAATCATACCCTATGTTAAATCCCCAGTCAGAAGAAACGGAACTTGTTTTTGAATTTGGTCAATATATTAAACAAACAAAAGTTACTATACTTGCCCCACTCTACCAACAAGCATTCAGATGGTTTAGAGAGAAGTATGGTCTAAGAAATTCTATTACAGATTTCATTGATGATGAAACAGGTATTGAGTGGGATTATGAAATTGCCATCATCGGGACTGATGTAGATGAAAAAGGTAATTACAATCCTATTGTAGATTATTCAACAGATGATGAAACCAGAAAATTTAAAACATACGAAGAAGCTGAACTTGCTTGTCTTAAAAAACTAATTGAATTAACCTTCAAAACCAAAAACAAATGAGCAAACAAACAGCAGTAGAATGGTTGGCAGAAAAGTACAACTATGTTACTTGGATGCGTAATCGTGATGAAATATCAGCGGGAACGGCTGATGAATGGAGAAAGCGTTATTTAGACCAAGCCAAAGAAATGGAAAAGGAGCAGATGGAAGATGTGTGGCACGATAGCAGAGTTGAAGATTTTGGCGACGACTATATTGGAAAGCAAACATCATTTAATGATTACTACAACGAAACCTATAAAACCAAAGAGAAATGAAACAAGAAGAACTTTACAAGCTAGCTTCTGATTTATGGATTCAAACTTTTGAACAAGACAAAATTGACCAAGAATCAGATTTTAAATTTAGTACAGATGACAGAATGTTTTGGATTAATGGTTTTATGAAAGCCGCTAATTTGTTTGGCGATATAGATAATTTACCTAGTCCTCAACAGTTAGAAGAAAAAGGGCAATTGATGGGCGAAATGTTTAATAAATTATTTTATAGCCAAAAAAACTTAAACCCAGAATATGGTCAAATCATTTCAGATAATTTTGACGATTTAACATGAACAACCAACAGCAGCCTAAAATAATTTTTACCACCAAAGAAGGAAATGGATTAAACGATATGAATAATGCATTTCAGAACTTTGAAAAGATATGCAATCATTATGGCTTTACAGTCCAAGATATTAAAATTGTTAAAAAGCAAGAAGATGAAACAAAGTAGTATTGATTTCCTAGAAGATTGCTATGAAGCCGGTGGGGCAGACCAGTTTATATGCTATACAGAATGGCCCCTAGCAAGACAATTACATAAACAAGAGATCATGGAAGCATTTTATGAAGGAATGAGATGTCAAAATTTTGACCCTAATATGGGTAGAGCAGAGCAATACTACAACGAAACCTTTAAAACCAAAAACCAATGAAACAAATTAGTGCCGTAGAATGGTTAATAGAGCAATTTGAAACAATAGTATTTTACAGTGAAGAAGCTAAAGAAAATACTATTAAACAAGCCCAACAAATGTTTGAGGAGCAGATAATTGATGCTCATATTCATGGTCATAATGCTTCATCAAGTGTTATTAAAAAATATGATGCAGAACAATACTATAAGGAAACCTTTAAAACCAAAGAGAAATGAATAAAATTAAACAAAATAAAATCCCAATGATATTAGAAGACAATGTATTAAAGGTTGCCGTGGAACAAGGTGTAATTGAAAAAGAGTATAATTGGAAGCTAGTTCGTGAAAAAGATAACCTAACTAAACAATCTAAGGAAGTAATATGGATTGAATGGGATGAAAACAGTAGGTTTAAAGCAAAACATGATAAACCTGCTATTGGTCGCTCTTTAATTATGTCCCCATTTAATGACTTTTTTACTTGGCAAACAACTGATATCAAAGAGATTCTAGAACAAAGGGAAGATTATATTAAGTTCAAGACACTAAATAGTACTTATGAATTATTTAAGACAAATGATTAACTCTATTTTATTTTGGAAAGGTGAAAAAAAGGGTATGATTCATACTCGTGATATTATCTTAGATGATTTTAGGTATATCTTCTTTCCTAAAGGATTTCATGAAAAGTATGGTTACTTAGGTTGCGTGCCTTATGAAAATGATGGAGATGTTTTTAAGGCGCTCTATCCTATAGTCTTAGCCATGGATTACAAAGCCAAGCCTAAGTGGTGCCCTAGGTGGTTTTTAAGGTTCTTAGATGTATTTGGTAGTGATAAATCTATTGTTAGAGTTAGAAACCGCAGATTACATGATTTGCACAAGAAGCTTACAAAGGGTATTACATTCTATGATTACAAAACTAAGTGGCATGATTATGATTTAAGAGTATCAATATCTGCACCACAAGACATTTGTAATCTGGAAGATGCCATTACCATTCATTTTTATGATCGAGGTTATAGACAAGAACTACTTGATGAGATTAGAGCTGTAGAACCTGATTTTAAATATGAGTGGTGGTCTACTCATAAACTGCAAGACTACAATGATACGCTTAAACCAAAAGAAGATGAAGAAGAAAATAAAACTAATGGGGATAGCTGGTAAAGCTGGCTCAGGTAAAGATACTGTAGGTAAAATTATACAGTTTTTAACATTAGATGATGATGTATTTTCTAAAACAAATAGAGATTGTATAGCTGACTTAGAGCATAAAGCTTATTGTGCTTCTCAATCTAAGTGGAAAATTAAAAAATATGCTTCAACTCTAAAGAAAATTACTTCTATAATCCTAGGCTGTAAAGTAAATAAACTAGAAGATAGAGAGTTTAAGGAAAAAGAACTAGGTAAACAATGGCAAGTAATAGACTATACCTTAACACCAAGATTACTTTTACAAAGACTTGGAACAGATGCAGCAAGATATGTACACCCTGATATATGGGTTAATGCTCTGTTTAGTAAGTTTAAAAAGAAATCTAGGTGGATAATTACAGACGTAAGATTTGATAATGAGGTAAGAGCTATACAAGAAAGAGGTGGTATAGTAATTAGAGTTAATAGGGATAAATCAAAAGACAGCACTGAACACTCTAATCACCTATCAGAAACTGCACTAGATAACTATGAAGGATTTGACGTTATTCTTAATAATAACGATACTCTTGAAGACCTTATAGAAGAAATAAGGCAAATTTTAATCAAATATAAAATCAAATAAATATGCAAAACGAAGTTAAAATAAAAAGAAAACTTGTTCAGCTTAATGCTATTCACCATAATGTAACTACATCATCTTATAAGTCTTTTAGGGACTTAAATAAAGATGTAAAAGTGGATTCTAGACTACTTAGCTATCTTAATAAAAATGAGATTTTAGCTAAGAAAAACAATAAAATTGTTTGGAATAATAGCATTAAACCTAATCCTGCTTTAGCTAGAACTTATCAAAACTACATAGACCAAGTTAATAAGTACCATCGTAAATCTAGAAAAAAATCTAATGAAAAGGTACAAGTACTAGGTTCTAATCAAGACAAGAAAACTTTTAGTGTGTTTTGGGGGTTAATTAAGTTTAATTATTGATTATAACACTTTTAGTCAATATATACCTTTACAAAATGACTAAAAAGTAAACTAATAACTTTACATTTTTAAAACCCAAAAGCCCTACTTCGGTGGGGCTTTTTATTAAAATTATGAACAACAATATCAGTCCTTGGGTAGTTGTAGGATTGAATATGTCTAAAGAAAGTAGAATTAAATCCTTTGTAACTACCATTTGTAAACATTATAAGATATCTGAAAGTGATTTAAAGCTAAAAAGTAGAAAGCAATCAATAGTTAATGCTAAAAAAGCTTTATCTTTTTACTTACATCATAATTTTAGATTGACAGAACAGCAAATAGCTGATGAATTTAAACTAGGTATTTCTAGAAGCTGTATTCATCATCATAAAGTAGATTTTAGAAGATTACTTGAGGTAAAAGACCCAGATGTAGTATCTTTACAGTCTAAACTAGACAACCATTTAAAAAAATACGATGATATACTTAGTTTCAAATAACAGCTTGATAAAGAGCGAAATATCTACACCATGTTCAATAGATGACGTAAAAGAATGGTGTAAACACAACAAAATAAGAGGCATAGATACAGAAACTATTGGCAACTGTTGGGATGGGTATATTTTTACTCTTCAAATAGGTAATGCTGATACACAATTTGTTATTGACTGTACATATGCTAATATCCTAGACCTTAAAGAAGAACTAGAAGACCCTGAAGCTATTAACATTCTTCAGAATAGTAAATATGACGATAAGTTCTTCTTTGCTAAAGGAATAAAACTAGGATACATTTGGGATACTTTTTTAGCAGAATGCATCTTAACTACTGGATATGAAAATAGACAGCTTAGGCTTGACTATGTAGTATCTAAATACTGTGGAGATAAGTACCAGTTAGATAAATCAGTAAGAGGTAAAATTAACTGGGCAGGATTAACAGATGATGTTATTAAGTATGCTGCTTATGATGTTATTGCTTTGGAAGAAGTAATGAATAAACAAAAAGCAGAACTTGAGAGATTAGATTTAATGCCTGTAGCTGATTTAGAGTTTTCTTGTTCTAGAATATTTGCTGAAATGGAATATGTAGGCATGAAACTAGATGTTAATAAATGGCTAGAGCAAGCTAATGATAGAGAAAAAAATGCAGATAGATTTGAGAAAGCTCTAAATGAATACATTCTAGATAATCCAGACAAGTATAATAACTTTATAGATAGACAGTTAAACTTATTTGAACCAGGATTTAAGACAAATATTACATGGTCTTCTCCTAAACAAGTGCTTGATGTACTACTATCTTCTGGTATTAAAGTAGATTCTGTTAATGAAAAGATTATTGAAAAGTACAAGGCTAAACATTCAATAGTATCTCTTTACCTAGACTATAAAGAAAATCAAACTGCAATAAGCAAATTTGGTAAAGAGTATCTTAAGTGGATAGTTCCTGAAACTAAAGCTATACATACCTCTTATTGGCAAATTCTTGCTACTGGTAGAGTGTCTTCAGGTATGAAAGATGAAGCACCTAATATGCAACAACTTCCTGCTTTAAATGAGGTAAGAAATTGTTTTATAGCTAGAGATGGTTATAGTTATGTAGACTGTGACTACTCTGCTATGGAACTTGTAATTGCTGGTTGTGTAAGTGGTGAAGAGTCTTGGGTAGAAGCATTTAATAATGGATTAGATTTACATTCTGTAGTAGCTGAAGCAGTGTATAAAGACAAATGGGTAAACTCTGCTGAAGAAAACTGTGAGTACATGAAATCTAAACAAAAATGCGATTGTAAAGAGCATAAAGGAATGAGAACTAAAATCAAAACTTTAAACTATTTAGCTCTTTATGGTGGTGGTCCACAAAAGTTAAGTGACTCTATTAATATTCCATTAGCAGAAGCTAAAGAAATTATTAGCACTTATTTTAAAGGATTGCCTAAGCTTACTGGATTTTTAAATATGCTAAAAACATATGGTAAAAGGAACTTAATGATTAGAACTAAACCTCCATATCGTAGAATTAGATTTTTTGAAAATCCACAAGATGACCCTGCTGTATATTCTCAAATTGAAAGACAAAGTGGTAACACCTACATTCAGGGCACTGGTGCTAATATAACTAAGCTATCTATGGTTAAAATGCATGAAGAAAGACTTAAGCATAACATTGATGTTAAGTTTGTTTTACAATTGCATGATGCTATAGTATGTGAAGTTAAAGATGAACAAGCTGATGAGTGGTTTAATATCCAAAAACAATGTATGATAGATGCTTTTAAAGAAGTTATAGGCTATCCTATTGATGTTGATGGGTATATAGCTAAACATTGGAAAAAATAAACTAAATCATGGCAGATATCACAATGTGCAAAAATGAGAGTTGTCCACTCAAACTCTCATGTTATAGGCATTTGGCTCAGCCAAATGACTTGTTACAATCATATGCAAAATTTGAGTGGGAAAAAGATGAAAATGGGGTAATAAGTTGCCCTGGATTTTGGAAATTTAATATAGAAAAACATGACGCAAGAACAAAAAGAACTAATTAGAAATACACTTACTAGACTAAAAAATGAAGGTTATGTAGGTGTGTCTTTATGTTTTGATGGTAGTGGTGATGATGGCAGTTTTAATTATTCTTCTGTATTTAGAACTGATGATGGTTTTGATATAGATGATGATTATTCTGATGGCTATAATAATGACGCAGATGAATTATTTTCTCTTGGTTATGAAGCAGTAGCATCTACAGATCATGATTGGTATAATAATGATGGTGGATATGGTTGTGTAAATATTTGCTTGTTAACAGGTAATATTAAAGTTCATATGAATATTCGTGTGACTGATACAAATTATTATGGATTTGATTATCAAGCTAAAGAATTTACAAGATGAGTCCATTAAAACATTCAGAACTATCAGTTAAAAAATTTGGAGGAGAATACACAGATTATTTACCTATCCATGAATTTCTAGATATGACTAAAACACACTATGTTGGTTATCAACATAGAGCTATATTACATAATACTTTTGGTATTTATATATGTGAAAAAGTGTTTGGTGCATTTATAGTAAATTCAGAAGGAAAGAAAATAGAAACTAGATACATTGTTATTAATCACATCAAAGAAGATCTAGGTTTTGTGCCTACCATAGAACAATGGGTAGGTTGTTTACCTTTTAAACCTTGGATGGGAGGCCAAACTGTAAGCCAAACTACAAATACAAAACTCAATCTTGAAGAAATTTTAAAATGACAAAAGATGAAATACAACATTTAGCAAAACAGACTTTTTTAACTCATAAAAGAGGCATATTACATATTTCAATGGGTGTTGGTAAAACTAAAATCGGAATAGATTTAATAGAAAACTCCCATCAGAAAATACTTGTAGTAGCACCATTTACATCAGTTTTAGATTCTTGGAAAGAAGAATTTATTAAATGGGGTAAATCAGATAGTAATGTTGTATATACCACTACAGCTTCCTTGGGGAAACACACTAAGAATACATTTGATTTAGTAATATTAGATGAAATTCATCTGTATTCTACTAATCAATTATCTAAGGTACCTGCAGGGCCATTATTAGGCCTTACAGGTACTCTTAGTGATAATTCTAAAGCTGTAATTAAAGAGCAACTAAACCTTGATGTTATATATTCATATGATATTGAGAGAGCTATTAGAGATGGTATCATTGCTGATTATAGAGTTAAAGTTGTAGAGGTCTCTCTTGATGATACACACAAGTATATCGAAGGAGGAACTAAACTAAAGCCCTTTTTAACTACAGAAAAGGCACAATACGATTATCTAACAAAGCAGTTTAATCAAATTAAATTTGCAGAATGGAATGCCATAGGTGCTGATAAAAGAAAGTATGCTCTAATTAAAATGCAGTTTGCATCCAAGAGAGCAAAGCTAATCTATTCTTGCAAAAGTAAAATTGATGCTGCAAATAGGATAATTTCTAAGCATTCTAACGATAGAATTCTTATCTTTACAACATTAACAGATAGTGCTAATCAACTCTCTGAACACCAATACCATTCAAAAGCTGATAAGAAAAACCTAGACAGGTTTTCTGATGGAGAAATTGATAGACTAGCAGTAGTCAATATGGCAAATGTAGGCTTGAATATTAAGCCTCTACACAGAGCTGTAGTTCATCAATTTCAAAGCTCAGAAGAAACAGCTCAACAAAGAATGGGTAGGTTACTTAGACTGGAGTATAACAATCCAGAAAAGATTGCAGAGATTCATGTAGTATGTGCTGTTAATACTGTAGATGAGGATTGGGTTAAGAGTGCTTTAAAAAATGTTCCTAGGTCTAAATTAGAATACATACACTATAAAAATTTATGATGGAACAAGTAATAAATAAGCAAGTAGATAACTTGCTAACAGACGATGAAGTTCTTTTCTTCTATAAGATAGTAGAAGTAGATATGACACAAGAAGAAAGACAAGACCCTAACACATATGTAGAAAAGATTAATGCCTTATCTAGACCTAAAAGAACCACCACAGACCAAGTAATTTGTGTTATACCTGCTTTTATACTTCAAATGGAAGAAGAGGATGCAAGATTAAAGTATAAAAACATGGGAATCTTATGATGACAATTTTAGTAATTGTTTTGTTAATTGTAAGCTATATGGCTATAACAATGCATAGTGTTTCATTAGTAGATGATGGAAAATACGTGAAAATTGTATGGGTGTCAGAAAAGATTAATACTGATGGAATGCCTTATACAAGAGTAAACTCAATCATTATATGGAAATACTAGAAGTTGTAGAACTATTAAACAAAATGCAAGATGAGGGCTATATTAAAGTCCTAAACTGGGAAACCAGAGAACTAATCCTTTTACCTAAAACAGAAACTAAAGTAGTCCATCCTGTTGATGAATGGATTGATGCTTATAGAAATATGTTTAAAGGTAAAAAACCTGGTGCTATGGGTGATAGAAATGCCTGTATTGTTAAGATGAAAGAGCTGTTTTTGAGAAGACCAGATTTAACCCAAGAAAAAGTTCTTAGGGCCACTGAAAAGTACATTCAAGTAGAGTCTAATCAAAGATGGAAATATCTTATGCAAGCAGATTATTTTATCTCCAAGAACCAAGGTAATACCAGAGATGGTAGGGTATCTAAGCTTGAAGCTTATTGTGATGAGCTAGATACCAATGAACCTCAAAATTCTTTTATACATGATATTTGATAGAGCATTAAGTAGAATTAGGGATAATATGCATAATGAGCATAACTGCATCCCTTGGGGTTTACCTAGATTTGAGAATGTAGTGCCAGGCATTATGCAAAAAAAGTATTATCTTATTACGGCAAATTCTGGTGTAGGTAAAACTCAGTTTACTGATGCTTTCTTTATGTATAGACCTATAGATTTTATTCTTAATTCTCAAACAGACATTAAGCTTAAAATCTTTTACTACTCATTAGAGGTTGATAAAGAATCTAAGATTATTCAAGGTATTGCTAAGAAGATATACTATGATTACAATATGGTAATCCCATTCAATAAAATCCTATCTATGAATAAACATAGGATTTCTGAAGAGGAATACTCTATCATAGCATCTACTAAGGAATACTTTGAAAAGCTAGAGGATTTTGTGTATATCTATGATAGCACTATAAATCCTTACGGTATCTTTAAGCAAATGCTAGATTATGCTAAATCACATGGCACTATCCACAAGAAACTAATAACAAAGAAAGTGCGAGATGAGAGTACTGGAGAAATTAGAGAAGAAGAAGTAGAGATATTTGACTACTATACTCCTAATAATCCTAAAGAGTATGTTATTATTATTGTGGACCATGCTGCACTATTAAATTCTGAGCAAGGATTAAGTATCAAAGGCACTATAGAAAAGCATAGTAACAATATGGTACAGCTTAGAAATAACTTTGGATTTACTCCTGTGCTTATCCAGCAACAAGCAGCTGCTATGGAGGAATTAGATACTTATAGAGGTCAAACTTTAGAATCTAAATTAATTCCTAGCTTATATGGTTTGGGTGAGACTAAACTAACTGGTAGAGATGCTGATATTGCACTAGGAATTTTTAGCCCTGCTAGGTATGAATTAGATGTATTTCGGAACTATAAAATTTCTTTATTACAAGATAATTTCCGATCTTTACATGTGCTGAAATACCGTAGTGGCAGTCCAAATGGTGTAGTAGGTATGTATTTTAATGGTGCTACAAACTACTTTGAAGAGTTACCTAAACCAGGTGACCCTAAACTTGAAGAAATTTACAGAAAACAGCATGAAAAACTTAAAGCGTAATACCGTAGAACAAGATATAGTAGATTTTATAGAAAGAGGTGGACCAACTATAACACATAAAAGTATTATGGAAAGGTTTAATGTTACCTTAGACTATATTAAATCACTTATCTGGAGATTAAAAAGAAAATATCGTAACTAAATCAACAATTATATGAGTACACTTGTAGGTATTGTAGGTCAAAGTGGGACAGGTAAGTCCACTTCGATTGAAACCCTAAACCCCAAAGAAACTGTAATTATCAATGTTTCTAACAAGCCACTGCCATTCAAAGGATGGAAGAGTAATTACACTCAAGGCAAATTATCTGAAGGTGCTAACTATATCTCAACAGATGTAGCAGCAACTATAGTTCAAGCTCTTAAGTATATTAGCGATAATAGACCAGAGATTAAATATGTCATCATTGATGACCTTCAGTACTTAATGTCTTTTGAGTTTATGGCTAAGGCTAAAGAGAAAGGCTTTGAGAAATTTACAGACATTGGTAAGAATACTTTTGATGTATTGAATGCAAGTCGTCAGCTTAGGGATGACTTAATCATTTTTGCAATATATCATGAGGAAAGTACCAGTGAAAACTTTAATCCTAAACGGAAAATTAAAACCATAGGTAAACTCCTAGATGATAAAATCACTTTAGAGGGTTTGTTTACCATAGTTTTCTTTACTGAAGTTAAGATTGAAGAAGACCAGAAGCCACATTATTATTTTGTAACTCAAACTGATGGTGTGACTACTGCAAAAAGTCCAAGAGGAATGTTTGATGAGCTTCTCATTCCTAATGACTTATCCTTTGTGTCCACAAAAATTAACGAATATTACAACTAATTAGTATGAAACAAATTCCTATTAGTACTAGAGACTTGAAAATCTGGTATGTGCTGGACTGTATGTCAGCAGATGAAATCGCAGTAAAAATTAACAATACCTATGGTATTAACTGCAGTGGTGATGATGTAGTAACTTTACTCAGAGAGAGAAAAGTTCAAACAAGAAATATCAAGAGAACTGCAGCTACTTTTCAGTTTGTAGACCCTGATATGGTTGTAGAAGAAGCTTGTGCTGCTTATAGTGCTGAGCCTTCTGAGCCTGAAACAGCTGATATTAGCACATTACAACATGCAGGTATTCCTCAATATGAAATATCTGATATTTCTTCAGCAAGTATCTAAGTATTAACCCTTTTAATTTAAAACAAATATGATTAATCTAAATGACAACTCCTTTGATGGAGGTAGTAGTGTTCAAATTTTCAATGATGGTGTAGCAGGTCTAGTAAGAAATGTAAGACTAGACAGAATTGAAGCTAAAGCTGCTGGTGACCAAGCATCTGCTCCTGATTATAAGCTTTTCTTTAAAGATTCTAATGGAGCAGAAATCAACATGGCTTTCTGGTATCTTGACCAAAACAGAGATACTTTTGCTAAAGACCTAGAAAAACAAGGTAAGGCTCTTAAACACCTTATCCATTGCTATCTAGGGGAAGAGTATCAATTCCCTGCTTTTAATTCTCCTAAAGAACTTCTTGATGGCTGTATGAAAATTATTCAGCCTAAGATTGCTGCTATGGTAAGAGTATATTGCACTTATGGTACTACTTTGTATCCTAAGAAATATATTCAAGTTAGAAGCTATGTTCCTTTCATTGAATCAGAACTAGTTCCTGTAAGTGATACTCGCCTAAAAGCTAATAAGATTGACCAGATGGCTAGACTAGAAGAGGATACTCCTATTATGTCTGCTGGTGATTTTACAGCTTCAAGTGACGTTATCTAATTATTAGATGTAACTTTGTAATAATGGGGGCCTAATAAGCCCCCTTTATTATCATGATTAATCTCAACAATTTAGATTACAATTTACTCTCCTCTGAACTTATATTAGAAAAAGTATCAGAGTATCAAATCTTTGCATTTTATATACCTAAATTGCAGTTAAATACTGCTACATCTAGTCCTCTAAGGGATGATGATGTACCATCATTTAGTGTATTTTATGCTAGCTCTCTGGATAAATTACTATTCAGAGATTTTGCTACTAAAGAAAAGGGTGATTGTTTTGTATTTGTTTCTAGATTATTTGGTTTAGATTACTATGGAGCTTTACAAAAAGTAGCTAATGATTTTGGTCTTATAGAGAATGATATTGTGGGCAGAAAAAAGAAAAAAATTAAAATACCAAAAAACATTAACTACAAAGAAAAAAGTAGGACACATATAGGAATTAAAATCCAGGAATTTACACTTAGAGATTTACACTTTTGGAATTCATTTGGGGTAAGCAAAGCTACACTAAACAAGTATAATGTGTTTAGCTGTAAATATGTATTCTTAAATAATTCTATTATAGCTGTAGATAATATTGTAAATCCAGCATATGCCTACTTAGAAAGCAAAGATGGTATCTATACATATAAAATTTATCAACCTTTTAACAAAAATCAAAGATTTATATCCAACGTAGATAAATCTGTATGGCAGGGATGGACACAACTGCCTAAAGAAGGTGAAAAGCTCATAATCACTAAATCTTTGAAAGATGTTATGGCAATTACAGAACAGGTAAAGATACCTGCTGTATCTCTTCAAGCTGAAACAACTGACCCTAAGCCTCATATTGTTAAACAGCTGAAGAAAAGGTTTGATAAAGTGTATCTTCTATATGATAATGACTTTAATAAGGAAGTAAACTGGGGTAGAAAATACGGAAGTGAGATAGCTTCTAAATTTAAGCTTCATCAAATAGAAATACCTAGTGAATACAAGTCAAAAGACTTTTCTGACCTAGTAAAAAACCATGGAAGAAACTCTTCCATTTCATTAATTAATTCCCTAATTTTTTAAACAACTAAATTTAATTTATGCGTACTATTCGTGTTATCTCAACTCAATCTGACCGTGCTCAATCTGTAGAATCTGCTGCTTCTACTTGGGGTGAACTTCAATCTGCTTTATCTGGAATTATCAACAATGTTAATGACATGAAAGCTATTGTTCGTGAAACTCGTGTATCTTTGGAATCTTCAGAAGCTCAACTGCCTGAAGGTAACTTTACTGTTATCTTAAGCATGAAGAAAATTGCTTCTGGTAACGAAACTCGTTACAGTGATTCTCAGCTAAAAGAATTGAGAACTAAATTGAACAATTTGTTCAATGACCTTCTTGATGAAGATGAGGATGAAACTCCTGCTAACGGTATTTCTGCTGAAGAAGACAGAGATATTGCTAGATTGCGTGAGCAAGGTTTAATTTCCTAAGTAGCTATGCTATGATTTAAGAATAGGGTAGGGATTAATTTCCCTACCCTTTCTTATTTACCTAAATATAACCATATGACAGAATTAGAAAAATTATTATTAACAATACCTGAATCTGGGTATACTTTAGAACAAGCAGTTTCTGAAGCAATTCCAGGTAATTTAGTTCCTTTTGATGATACCTTTTCTTTAACTATTGACGACCCAATTGTTAAAGAAAGTAAAAGTGTGATTTTAGTAGTATGTGCACATAACCCCTGGTTTGACCATTCTATGAGTTTAGTAGTAGACCCTGAAACTAGAAAAATAATACATGTAGTATCTAAATATGATCCAGACTGTCAATATTTTAGGAATTCAAATGACTACTATCTATTATTTACTCCTTTAAGTGAAGAAGAAATTAATAATGAACATTTAATAGAAAATCTAAATTCAAAATTAGGAGAATTTCAAAATACAAGACATCTTAATGTTTATAAGGACTTTGCTTTAAACTTACTTAAACCTATTTTAGATGAAGTACATGGAGAGAATTATGACTTACAAATTAAAGATGGGAGTCTTCATGTACTTATAAGATATCCTTTAATCACAATAACAAATAGAGACGAAAGCTCTAGAGATATTGAAGAGCTGTATTGTGTATTGATATTTAATAGTGAGCTTAAATTAACAGACTTTCAAGGCTTCAGAGCCAAGTTTAATTTCCTAGATGTTAAAACTAAATATGCACACTCTCATCTAAATAGTAGAGATTTAAGTAATTTGTTCAGAGTAACAAAATTTTGCACAGGTAGTACAGTTTTAACTATCCTAATAAATGACTTTAATGAAAGTTTTAATAGCGATAGATTTGATTTATTGCTTTATCAAATAGATAACTTTGTTAGGTATGAATCCATAGAAGGTACTCCATATAGGTATTTATCAAATACTAATAATGATAACTTAAGAGTACTAGATTCACCTTCTGTTTCACCACAAGATGTTAAAAACGAAGCTCTTAGATTTTTTGAAGATTTAGCAGTTAATTCTTCTATATATCAGCCTATGTTTTCTACCTCTTTAAATTCAGATGGAAACTTATCTATTAAGCTTTCTGCTACTCACTCTTTAGCTAGAGCATTATCCCCCTATTCAAGAGTGCATTCTGTATATGATGAAAATTATAATGTCTTTCGTAATATAGGAGAGCAATATGATGATAGTTATAATTTACAAGAATTTAATCGCTCTCTTGAAAACACCACTTATAAAACCTTTAGAAATACCCCAATAAATTATGAAGCAGAAATTAAAAACCCAGAAAACGGAGCTACAGAAACAGAATTCTGCTCCCAAGAATTATACACATATGTCCTCAGAGAATTCCAAAACAAACTTAAACAGCAATATGAATTATTACAGGCCAAAGATTTATCTCTCCCAGAACATATTAAGCAAAATTTGGTATCTCTGTCATAAGATTAATACTGTAGAATGGTCTGGTATTGTTTTCTGTAAAACAGAAGGTCATCCAATTGAACCTGAAACTTTTAGCATTAGAGCTATAGATATTTTGCCTATGCATAAAGGTGAACCTACATATACTGAATTTGAAATTGATGAAAGAGTAATTGATGCTTATGATAATAATCCAGAACTAGAGGATTGTAAAATGGGTATTATTCACTCTCATGTCAATATGGGAGTATTCTTTAGTAGTACAGATTCTTCTACTTTAGATGCTTATGCTAAGCTTTCTAACTTTTGTATTTCTCTTATTGTAAACAATAAAGGTGAGATGGTAGCTAAAGTTGCCTATCCTTTGAATTCTAAAAGCAAAAGATACAGTAAGCAGTATAAAAACTCTGAAGGTCAATGGGTATCTATTGACAATAAAGAAGAAGAATATGATAATTTACATGTAGTAGCACTAGACCTTGAGATAGTTAAAGAGATGGAAGAGTTCTTTGTGACTATGACTGATAAAGCTATTCAGTCTAGCACTATTAGGCCTTCTACTACTTATGGTGTATATGGAAATTACAACTATGGTGATGATTATGATTATGATACTAAAACATATAATCAATCATTTAACACATCCAATTCATCTTATGGTAAAGTATCTAGTCCTAAACTATTTGATGATAAGCCTTACTATAAGGAGGTAGTTAATAACACTACAAACAATAAAAATGTTTATACTGCATCTGAAGTAAATAGCTTTTTATGTAAGTTGCTTTTCTTGGATGAATCTTATAAATCAATTGATTTAGATAGATGTGTTTCTAAAATGGCTGATGACCATTTCAAAAGCATAGATAAAGATATGTATGCTCATCATATGGAAGAAAAGATTGAAGACTGTTACAAAGAAGTTTTTAACATTAAATCTACTTATCTTGACCTAAATCCTTTGGGAGATTTCTTACAAGATGCCATGGAAACATGTTTAGATAGTATGACTAATACAGCAGATGTAAGTAACGATATCTATGAGCTTATCTATGGAGTACTTTGTGACTACTATGCAGAAGAAATAGATTTCAATAATAGTTTTCCTAAATCAAATAACTAATGACAGAGAGATTTAAAGACGCTGTATGGTTGCCTAAAGCCCAGTCCCACTACATTACTGTAGGTGGGGCTGGGGGCATAGGCTCAGTAGTAACCTTTCTTCTATCTAGGATAGAACCACAGCAAATTGCAATTTATGATGATGATACTGTTGATACTATAAATTTATCTAATCAGTTGTTTTGTAGTAGGCATGTAGGATTGCCCAAAGTATCTGCAGTATCTTCTGTTTGTTATGATTTTAGTGGTTATGCAAAAATACTTTTGCTACAAGAAAAACTAACTTCTGCATCAACAACTAGTGAGGTTATGTTTAGCTGTTTTGATAACATGGAAGCTAGACAAACTATGTTTGACCTATTTGTAAGGGATATGGATATGTATGCAAATCAAGGTGTAGAGCCTATTTTTATTGATGGTAGATTAACAGCAGAACAGTTTTATATTTATGTTGTTACCAGAGATAAAGTAGATAGGTACAAAGAAACTCTCTTTCCTGATTCAGAAGCAGCAATGCTTCCTTGTGGCTTTAAAGGTACTACACATAATAGTTTTATGATTGCTAGTAAAATGGTTGCAGCATATACTAATTTTTGTGCTAATCTTGTCACTGAAGAACCTATGAGAGAGGTGCCTTTTTGCATTGAAAATGATATCTTTACTATGACAGAAATAATAACACTTTAAAGATATGATAAACTTTGGAAACCAAATAAGAAGAATTAATATTAGATTAAAACCAACATCTGTTAAGATTAAATATGATGGTGAATATTGTATTTATTCTTCTTCACAAGCTAGTAGAGTAGTAGATAATTGTTTTTTTATGCACAATCTAGCTAGGTCTACTCCATATTTTAGAAAAAGCCTTATAACTGAAGTAGGAGCTATAAAATACCGTAATTTACTAAGTTTTAATGACATATCTAGGAATATAGAAACCAGAGAAGCTCTAAATTCTAATCAAATCTCAGAAATTGAAAAGAACTTTCTAGGGGATATAAATAGATTTTTAGAAGTTACAAATGATTTTCATATTATAGATTGTCACTATAGTACTCCATTATCTGAATTTTCAGCAGAATTGTTTAGTGATATTAGAGCAAGACGTATAAGGAATAGAGCTGGTAATTATTTATTTGGTGGTGGTTTGTTTGGAGTTTATGAGAATAATAGATTAACTATACTAGCAGCATTAGTTATTAAAACAGAAGCAGTACAACTACCTAGACTAGTAGCATTACATAATTTTGCAGATATTGAAAACCCACATTCTCTAGAAAATGTAGATGACTTGTTTAAGATATATGTTCAAGCAGGTTTTGACTATAAAGATACTGAGTATAAAAACTTAAGAAAAGTTTATAGGAAACATCTATTACCTTTTGCAGCAGAGAATAATATCAAAATAGAAACAGTTCCTGACTTAAATCAATTACTAACAATTCAGGTAGGAGTTCCTGTATATAGTAATAGATTTGAAAAGGCAGAAAAAGAAGCTATAGTTATTAAAAATGCAATTAATGCTTATTTAGCTGAGAATAGAGAAGAGCTGTTTATTCTAGAAGATGCTGTAGAACACACACTATGGTAATGATTTATTTTATTCCTGGAAATGTACCCTCCTTGAAGAATTCCAAAGTGAAAACTTCAAGGGGGATATTTCCTTCTAAAACAGTTACTAAGTACTTACAAAACTTAGGAGTTAAATCTTATTCAGTTAGAGATAAGAGAGTAGATGAATATAAAACAAAGCCTAATCTATTTAGGCAACACCTAGAGTCATTTCCCACTACTCTTAATTATCCTATAGAATTAGGATTTCATTTTGTACGAAAGACTAAAGCTAACTTTGATTTTAATAATGCTACCCAGATTATACAGGATTTAATGGTAGCACATAATTTTATTGAAGATGACAGCATGAAGTTTTTCATTCCTTATGCATACAAGATAGATGATAATTACTATTCTGTAGATAAGGAAAACCCAGGTGTTTATTTAAAACTAGAAATTTAGTATGAGTGATGTAGTAAAATCTCCAGATTTATCAAAGATGGTTGGAGTAATCGTAGATGAAAGGACTACTATTTATTTTAAAATAGGAACTCCTGTAGAACAAATCAAAAAAAAAGTAGAGCTTTATAAAAAAGCTTTAGAAAAATCAACAAATAATATAGTAGTAACACATGATGAAAACTTATAACCTACCAACTCTAAGCTTTAGTAGACTAGCTCTTTTTGATAGGAGTCCTTATCAATACCATAAAAAATACATCTTAGGAGAAGAGGTTGAAAAGGACACTACTGTATTAGATATTGGTTCTGCTGTAGATTGCTTAATCACTCAGCCTGATGACTTTCATAATCTTTTTGTAGTTAGCACTGTTAAAGAGCCTACTGCTATGATGAGAGATTATGTAAAATACTTGTTTAAGTATTATATTTTCTTCTCTCAAGAATATCCTATGCCTGACTTAGAAGGTATTGATATTGTGGGAATGGCTGAAGAAAAAGCATATCATGAAGCAGGATTTAAAATATCAAAAGATGCAGTAAAAGAAAGATTTTCTAAAGAAGGTGCAGAGTATTTTAACTTTTTAATAAAGTCTCAAGGTAAAATGACAATTAGCTTTGAGAACTTTACTAAAGCCCAGCAAGCTGCTAATATCCTTAAAACTAATAAGTTCACTGCTAAATACCTATCAGAAACTCTTGCAGGAAATAAAGAAAGATTCTATCAACTAGAAGATGAATTTACTTTTGATGGTGTTTCTTACAGGTCTAAGCTAGATTGTGTTATTGTTGACCATGATGAGAAAACAATTCAACCACTAGATATTAAGACTACAGGAGATTCTCCATATGCTTTTGTTAAATCTATGCATAGATATAGATATGACTTGCAAGCTGTAATATATAGTCACTATATATCTACTAAATTTATTGTAGATAAAAACTTAACAGGTTATACCATATTACCATTTAAGTTTATTGTGATTAATGTAGAGTATCCTAATAATCCTTTGATATTTAAATTTAGTAATGAAGATTTTATGGCTGCAAAGCTAGGTCTTAAAGCTGGATATAATATTCGTGGAATATGGGATATCATGGATGATTTAGAGTGGCATATTAGTAATGACCTTTGGGAATACAAAAGGAATGTATATGAAGCTGATGGAGAAATAACAACTAATATGTATGATAAAAATAAAGTCTCAGAAGAATAAGGCTTCTTTTTTAATTCTGCCTATGCTAGGACCAGACCAGTCATATTTTGATTGGTCTGGATTCCTAGTTAATTGCTATGTTCAGGATTCAAATTATCCAGAGTATAATAATCATATAGTTTTATTACTAAAATATCCAGAGTATCTTAACAGTAATAATCTAAGCAAGATTATTGAAATGGAAAATAAGCTTCATGCAGACTTAGGTCATCTACTTGTAAAAAGGTATGAGCCAGATACACATCATTCAGTATTTATATACAATGTTCCTAAGGAATACCAAGATGATTATGACTGGTTTATGTATAGTAGATATTCTAAGATGTCTAAGCAATACAAAGAGAAAGTTATTAAGTTTCATGAAGATACTAGCTTAGTAGGAATTACAGGTGTACTTCACAGAAATAAATCTATGCTAATGAATGTTCACAAGAACTTAGGTTGCATGGCTGAGAAATGTAAGTGCAACTTTATGAACTATCTTAAATGTAATAACTTTAGTCCTTACACTTTTGACTTTAATAAAGCAGAGGTATGGGGTGCTATAGACAATAGTGAATTCTTAGACATAGATATACAGGATTATAAAAACATAAAAGTAGAATGAAGCCTACAACAATTACACAATTAGGTGATTGGTATCAGGAGTTCCCTAAGTTTTGGGAATCTCCTGGTGTCAATGACATTATTAAGTATATTTCCAAAGAATATCAACTCCATAAAGTATACCCAGAACCTAGTAATATATTCAGAGCTTTTGAGCTTTGTCAATACAAAGATTTAAAAGCAGTGATTATAGGCATGGACCCATATAATAATGGTAATGCAACAGGACTAGCTTTTGGTGTTAATACTATATCCATTAATCCTAGCTTGGTTAAAATAAAACAAGCAATAGAAAGAGAGGTATATAATAATTTACTTTTAGAGTTTGATTATTCTTTAGAATACCTAGCAAAACAGGGAGTATTACTATTAAATAGTGCACTTACTGTAAGACATGGACTAGCAGGTTCTCATAGTAAGATATGGGCTGACTTTACTAAGTCATTACTTATACAAATTTCTGTACATCGTGAAGATGTTTTATGGTTTTTGTGGGGCAATGATGCTAAACAATTTAAGCAGTATATTTATCCTTCACCAGAAACTCTTATCTTTGAAGCAGAACACCCAGCTTATGCAGCTAGACAAGGTAGGCCATGGAGTTCAAACAATCAATTTATTAACACAAATCACATAATCAAATGGTAACATCACCACAAACAATTATTGAGTGGCTTAATCTACTCCCAATGCCCTATAAAACTCAAGCTATTAGTCACACTAATCCTAGTAGCTATCAAGCTAAAGCCAATAATATGCTATCAGCTTTAGGTTCAGCTTTTAATTGGAGCTATACTATAGAAGGATTTGAATACTGGGCAGCAATAGCTAGAAGCTATAATGATAATAATAATATTAGTTTTGAAGAATTGTCTAACTTAGTTAGGAACTGGGGAGCAGAAAAAGGTATTAACAATGCTGCTAATCAGTTTATGAAAACTGTTGAAGAGCTAGGAGAATTAGGTAGAGCTATTCTTACTAATGATATAGATGAAGAAAGAGATGCCTTTGGTGATGTCCTAGTATGTCTTATCATTCTAGCTAATATTAGGAATCAAAACCTAGTATCATGTCTAGATGAAGCATATAATGTAATCAAAGACAGAAAAGGTAAAACTACCGAGTCAGGAACATTTATTAAATCTGAAGACAATGTTAGCGAAAAAATCTAGTCCTATAGTTGATATAGAAATAAAAGATTCCTTTGGAGTAGTTCAATTTTGCAATGTAAGTACAAGACAATTAGCTGTACTATACAAGATGCATAAAGTACAAGAGCTTGTTAAAGAGTTTCCTAATGATGCTGACTTAGGAAGAGAAATAAGAAAGTTAATAGTAGGGCAGTAATGCCCTACTAAAACTTCACTTCCATAGCTTTAATTACTTCTTCAGGAGTAAATATATTTTTATTTAAACCAAAGAGCTTAAGCAGTCTAGCTACTATTTTATAGTCACCTTTTTCCCAAGCTCCAGTTCTTTTTTCATAAGTTTCAAATGGGTCAAATAATTGCCCTGTTAATCTAAGAACTTTTTCTATTACACTCTGAGAAGCCATTGGGTTTTTAATAACCTTATAGTTAGCAATTGGATTAATAAAACCATTCAATTCTTGATTTAACCTCATACTAAATAGTAAAGGATAAGCTAACAATTTCTTATCATCATCATCACCACCTTCATACAATGATCCTAGTATCATAACTATTAAACCAGTAGTCAGCATCATACCCATATCTCTAGAAGCTCTTAATAGATTCTTTTTCTCCAAAGGAGTTAGGTTATCACTAGAACTAAATGGAGATAACTCTTTTAACATATCCATAGTTTGAGTCCTAGCAAGTCTAACGAATGTATTAAAGTAACCTTCAGTTACATTACCTAACTCTTGGTCTATACCAAAGGCTTTGAATCTTCTCTTTAGACCTGGGACAAAAAATTTCCTGTACATTAAAAATAGTCTTCCATACCAATATCTCTCTGCTACTACTTTGTCAAAGTTATTATAGACACCATGCAATCTTTTATTAATAGCATGTAAACTATTTTGTATGTCTATATCTATCATCTTATTATCAGATAGGTTACCTTCTAGTTGTACACCATCTTTTAACTTAATAATACCATCCTTGCCTAGCTCATAAGCATCATATAAAGAGATTTCTTCTGTTTTACCATTTACAGTTCTCTTCACTTTGTTTCTCTTAAGCATAGCTAATAAAGTCTGAACTTGTATAGCATGCTCACCTTGGTTTTGTAAAAAGAACCAAGTATCTGTAGACCATAGCTTTTTGAATGTAGATTGTGAAACCTTCCTTCCATACTTATCTAAGTATTCTCCTTGCATAGGGTTCCACAAATCAATAAGCTGACCAATAAAAGATTTATTTACAGGTTCAGTAAAGTCTTTTACATAGTTACCTACATTTATATCATATGTTAGTTTAGCCCATGCAATTTCAGCAGTATTAAAATAATCTCCAGCAGCTGCTTCAATACCTACTTGGGCATTAGCTTGCAAGTAGTTAGCTGCAGAACCTATAGGATTACCACCAATCTGAGTAAAAGAGCCAAATGCCATTAAGTTATTAGCTACTTTATTTAAATCTATAGTCTTTCCAAATGCTCCTACTTTAGCTTCAATCATATTTATACCGTATATCTGCATATCAATAAATGCAGATAACAAAGCTGCTATATTATTTCCATCATTCTTTTTTACATACTGCTCCCAGTTAGTAATACCTGCTTTTTTAGCAGCTTCACTAATTATTCTTCCACCTAGTACATCAGTTTTAAGAGGTGGAGCTTCTTTTACAGATTGCAATGCTGCTTCTCCTAGTGATGCTGCTTCATTAGATGCTTGGAATTTAAGAGAAGCTTGGTCAAATAATAATATAGAAGATATTAAATCTAATGATACATCATCAGCTGGCATGCTATTAGTGTATAGAACAGGAATTACTTTCATCCCTTCTACTTTTTCTCCAAACTGTTGAATATCTCTTTCAGTGAACTTAACTAAGTTTCTCCAAGAATCTCTTACATAATTAATAGCACCATTCTCTACTAGTCTATCAATAGATGTCTTAGCTATAGAAGGAAGAATATATCCTCTTCTAGTTCCTTCTGGAGTTCTTTGCTGTGCTTTAAAATAAGTACTAATTAGATAGTCATAATAAGACTTTTGAGCAGGATTACTTTGTATTGAATTATACCTAGGGTCACCATATTTTGATTTAGATGGTACAGAAAAATCTCTAGAGTAGTACATTTTACCATTAATCTCTACTTGATTATTCTTTAACCAGTATTCAAATTCTTTTTCAGTAATTATTTTTCTATCTACCAGCTCCTTCTTTTCTTCAATTAAAGTTTTTCTACCTTTTTGTATTACTACTTTTTCTCCAGTTTTAGGATTAGTAATTACTTTGTCTTCAAATGGTAGAGCTTGTGTATTTTGAGCATACCAACTTTCAATAAACTTATTTTTAGCACCAGGGTCAGTAATATTACCAGCCTGTTCCCACATTTTTGATTCTTCTAAGTTGTAGGCAGCCATATCTATTTCTTGGATAAAAGCCATCTTATCTACCATTGATTTACTACCATGGTCATATACTTTAACTCTAGTGTAAAATGGTTTATTAAAGGCTGCTACATTATCCTTTGATGCTGTTGATTTAGAAGCATACTCTTTGAAAACTAGTGATGCTTGATTAGCAGTTCTTAAACTTATTTGTCTAGCATTTTCAAAAGCTTTCTTTAATGTCTTAGCAAATAATGCTACAATAGGATTATTACTAGATATAGCAGGAGTTAAAAGATAATCTACAAAAGGTATATCTCTATTAGAACCATTTTCTAAAGCATGTAGCAGTGTATCAAAAGTTACACCTTCTTCTCCTATATCTCTTTTTAGTTCATTAACTCTTTTCTCTCTAGCTTTGTATGCAGCACTTTCAGGATTAAGCCTAGCCATTATAGCTTCATTCTCTTTAAGTTCCTTAAGATATGCTGTATTAGCTTTAGCAGATATAGATTTAGTTAACTCACCAGCAATTACAGAATTAATATTCTCCTTGTAGAGTAAGTCAATTCTATTGAATGCTCTAATGATTTTATCACACATATCCAATGGAGAGCCAGGTTTAGAATCTACAGAACCAATTTCTCCAGATATAAAGCCTTGGATTTCTGCTATTATAGGTCTAAACATTTCAATAGTTTCCTTACTGGTCATCATCTTTGTAATGATTTCAGAAGGGTCTGTTATTTTACCATCATTGATATCCTGTATAAATCTACTAAGCTGTTGAACAGCTCCAGGATATTTTGTAGTACCTACAAAAAGAGAATGGATATCTTTAATAAAGCTTGTAATTACTTTTGTTTTTTCAGTAGTATTTATTTTTTCTTTTAATTGACTAATTAAATACTTCTCTGCTCTGTTAGGCCCTTTTCTTTCAAGATATATTATTCTAGCCTCAAGAACCTTTTTTACTTTATCAAGTAATTTATCATAGTTAGTGTAAGTATGAATCTCAACTTCTTCAGAAGTATCTTCTGCTGGACTAACCTTTTCTAAAAATTCTCTTGAAGAATCAAGGTAAAACATTGGTTCTTCTTTAACATCTGTAACTACACTATCATCTGTATTAGTAATCTGAATAGGAACAATACCTAATTCTTCATCTATAGCAAAAGTAAATCCTTGACTAATAGCTAATCCTTTATATATAGATAACTGAGCAGCATGTCTTTCTTTCTTAGATGACCTTTTTGTTCCATCTGATTTTTTAAAAGGTCTATCATATTGGTTATCAAATGTTCCTTTTTTATAAGGCATAAACCTACCACTACTAGGGTCATAGTTAGTAGGATTGACACTAGATTTTAAGTCAAAAATTCTAAGACTACCATCAGGATTAACTATTACAATATCAGCAGTACCAGCTAATCCAACTTCTTCATTAAAGAAAGTCATTTGAGTTAGTATGACACTTCCAGGAAATTTTTCCTTAAACCTTGTCATTATCTCAAATGTTTTATTTGCTACATCTTCAGTAAGTAAAATCTGTTTACCACTTTTAGTAATGTAATCTACTAGAGCAGATTTAGCTTGGTCTAAAGTACTACCTTTAACTACTTCTGATAGGATAAAGTCTACTTGATTTCCCCACTCTCTATTGTTTTCATACAGAGCTTCATCTCCTTCAAACCTATAGTAACCATCATTTTGTGATTCTATGTAAGATGTAGTTCTCTCTAAAGCCTTGTTAGTTTTAGCAATCTTGTATCCAGTATCATCTTTAATAATTTCACCTTGAAGCATCAGTAGTTTTTCTACAGCTTCTTTCATCTCTTTAGGTGCAGGAACACCATATTTTGAAGCATATCCTTCAAGCTGGTCTTGGTATATTTGTACATCACTAGGACTTAATTGATTGTACTCTAAATCATAGATAGGATTTATAGCATCTAAGAATTCAGTTACTTGAGTCATAGAAGGTATTTCATAGCCATTAGCTATAAAAACTTTGTAAGCTCCAAATACCCCTAGGGCATCTTCAAGTACTCTCCATTCAGGAGTATTTTTATTAGGACATGCCATTAGTTACAATTATTTATTAGTTCAATAACATCTGAATCTGCTACATTAGCAAAGATATTAAATAAAGTAGTAGGTTTATCAAGGTTAACTCTTTGTACAGGATTACTTGCAAACTCCTTAAATCCTTCTATATCTTGTTTACTTCCTAATATGTGGATTTGTTCTGGTTCAAATACTACATATTCGTTAGAACCTTCTTCTTTAGGAATTTGTGGTAAAACAGAATCATAATTGTTTTTAACTAAATTATTTGTAAATTCTTCAGCTTCTTCTTTATTACCTAGTTTAGTTTGTTCTTCTATATCCTTTGAATCTGCATTATAAGGATTTTCTACATTAAGAATTGAAGTTACAATATTGGGTTGTTTTTTATACAAAGATTTCCACCAATCAATTAAATCGTTTTTAGTCTCATTAAAGTAGAAACCTTTTCCATAGAATCCATAGTTTAAAGTATTGCTTGATATTTTACTTTTGTCAAATGAATCTATAGAAGAATTAGTTGCATGATAAACAATATCCTTTACTTTACTATCAGGGAATATACTATCAAGATATTGAGAATACTGTTCAAGTGTTCCTATAGAAGCTAATTCAGGATTAGATTCAAATAGTTCTTGTACACCTGGCTTAATAGATGGTTTTTTATATCCCTTACCTAGCATAGTACCTAAATCAATAGGATTATCTATTACTAACATAGAAGATAATTCTTCCATACTAGTATTAGGGTCTAACTCAGAAGGAATTACTTTTTTATTCTCATTGCCTAGTAATGACTTCAAGTATTCAGATACTCTCCTTAAGAATGTTTTAATAGCATTCCAAAGACCTTTTTCTTGTTTCAAAGATTGCTGGTCAGCAGCATACTGTCCTATTAAATCTACTATAGTTTCTTCTAGTTGTTGCTCATATGTTAGCTCAGGATATAGTTTCTTAACCTTCTCAAAAGTGCTTCTTCCTATCTCAGTTTTACTAATTTGAGATACTAAGTTTTTATACAATAAAGGATTTTGAACTTTAATTATAGCTATAAATGGGTGAGCAAACTCATGGAAAGGAGTGTCTAACTTAGCTTTGTTAGGATTAATTAAAACCACACCATCTTTGAACTGTCCTAAACCAGGAATAGATGTATCATATTTCCAGCTTATACCAAATTTATTAGATAGTTTATCTAAGATATTTGTTAAAGCAGCTTGGTTAATAGGCTGTTTTGAAGATGATTTTGATTGATTTTTCCTTTTCATTACTAATTCAACAGCTTTATCTCTAGAAACATTAAAAGTAGTCATTAAAGTTTGAACTTCTTTCTCTTGACTAGGAGTTAAAGTAGTTGGCTTTTCTGAAGGAGTACTTGTTGCTTTTGGAAAAGCAGAGCTTACACTACTAGGTGCAGGTGTAGCTGCAGGTGTAACTGAAGGAGATAGGAGTGGATTAAAACTTTGGTTTATTTTAGCAAGAGCTGCTAAAATAGCATTTTCCTGCTCTGTAGTAGCTTCTTCTGCAGAAGCTATTTCTGCATCAGTAGTAGCACTTTGTTTTGCTTCTCTTATTATTCTAAATGCTTCTAATTCTTCAGTAGTCCAAAACCAAGGAGCTATAGACTTTTCTAAGTAAGGATTAACTGGAATATAAGTAGCAGCTCCTCCAGTCATCTCTGAAGCAAAAAGATTATTATCTGAAGTATTACGAGAGTACTTAAGGTCTGTTTCAACATTACCATTTTTATCAAGTCTTATTTCATTTCCAGTATGTAGTATATCTAACTTAAATAATACTTTAGTAGCTCCCCCTTGTCCATCTTCCATTGTAACTTGAATAAAAGGAGGATATATTATTTTACCATTCTTTTCATCAAATAATCCAGTAGTACCAAGGATAGCTTTATTTATACCCATTATTTTTTTTATCTCCTCTGCAGTAGCACCCTTTTTTACTCCTTTTTTAAGATTAAAAGTAAGAGTTTTTTTAATGCCATCATAAAATACAGGAGCTTCTTCTTTGACGAGAGCTTTTACATCTTCTGCAGTAGCCTCTCCTAAACTTTCTAATCTTCTTATTTCTGCTATATCTACTTTTGAACTATTTACACTTAAAATGACATCTAATTTATTTCCTTTTAAGTAAAAGTTATTAGGTGCATATCTTGCAAATAGTTCTACAAACTCATGTACAAGTTTTTCTTTTGGTACACCAAACACTTCTTCAAAAGAACCTTGTCCATTTGAAAATAAGTCTTGTACTTTATCTAAACCTACAGATATGTTTTTAAGGAATATTGGAGCAATTTGTCTAATGAAAGTATCAGATTTAAACAAACCTGCATCTTTCATCATAAGATACATAAATGCTTCTGCTGCAAAATGTTTTGCTTCTGGGTCAGGAGATGTAGCTAATAACTTAAAATCATCAATAAGTCTTTCTACATAGTCAGGGTTATTCTTAGTTCTAGAGTTAAATGCTAGCTTATGTAAAGTCAATCCTTTAAGATTAGACCTGTTCTTTTCTCCAAAAGGAATTTTATCAGCAATTAAAGCTCTTAGTAAAGCATTATTTTTAAACTCTTCTTTTTGTAGAAGTTTAGAATGTAGATTTACTAAGTCTTCACTAAATAGACTATTGATGTCTGGGTTTCTAATATTTTTAATTTGTCTGTAAGCTCTCATACTTAAGAAAGCTAGTAGAGCTTTCCTCATACTACTAGCATTCTCTTTATAGTTTAAGAAGTTGTCCTTAAATGAGATGCTAGCCATATCCATTATTTCCCTCCCTGTCTTGGTTTCTAGGACAAAAAATTTCCCAGAGTCCTCTAACATAAGAGTAAAAATCTTAATGTTAGTACTTAGTATCTTATCCCCCTTAATCATAGGAAGGACATCCATAGGAAGATTTTCTATTTTAGCTTTAGGGTCTCTTTCAATCTCAAAATCTTCTATCTTATCTCCTTTTGTACCTTTCTTTTGAACTACGGCTAGTCCTAGTTTTTCTAAGCTATTTCTGATATTATAGTTCTCAGCAAAAGTAGGCTTAAGTCCTCTAGCTAGACCAATTAAATCAGATAGATTTCTCAGGTAGTCAGAAATTTCTACAGAAGAAAACATTCTTTGTAAAGAAACCATCTGTATATAATTATACTGACCTTCATTTAGACTAGAGCTACTGGGGTCTTGGCTATACTTTAATGCCTCTATAAGATTAGGTTCATTAAAATCAACTATAAAGTCAGGGTTAACACCTTCTTCATTACCTACAGTAGTTTTGATTTTTTCAAAGTATTTACTTATTTCAAGTAAATATACTCTAGCCTTGTTAGTTTTATTTTTCTCTAAATCAGATTTATTAGACTGAAGTGCAGATACTACATCTACTAAAGCAGGTTGTTTTTGGGTAAGCACAGCTAAGTTAAAAGGTTCACCCATACCAATTCTAAGTAGTACAGAGCCTAGTGTTTCATAGGACAAGTTAAACCTAGCAGCTTTAGGGTCTTTACCATTATCTGTCATAGCAGATATAATCTGGTCAATTAAGTCATTTACCCTTACTCCTTGTTTATTAAGAATTTCTCCTTTAGGGCCTACAGTTAATTCAAAACCATCTGAAAGGTCTTGGATAAAATTCTGAAATCCAGGATTCTTTTTAAGGAAAGCTTCACTAAATTTTACTTTATGTTTATGTAGCCTTTGGAACATAAGGTTAAATACAGCTGCAGGGCCAATGTTTTCTTTACCAGTATCATTAGATACAGCTGCTGCATTTTTAGATGCAGCATCATGAATGCCTTCTAAAATAGTTTCATCTTCAATACCTTCTTGACCAAGTCTTTCTTCTAATGCATCAAAGTCTTTAGTAGATGTAGTAGTATTTCCTATCTCTTCATTAGAGTTATTATAGATTAAAGAACCTGTTAAAGGAATAAGCAAGTTGTTAATCTCTGATATAGTTATAGGGTTAATAGCACTAAAGTCTCCTTTTTCATAAGCATCCCTATTATCTTTAACTCTTTTCCCAAACTCTTCTTTAAATTTCTCTTCACTTGCAGGATATCCAAAATGCTCTAAAGATTCAATACCTATTTCAGTTTCTATATCTCTTAGAGTTTTATTAATTCTTCTAATGCTACCTTTTAGTTCTTTGATTTCTTCAGGAGTTAGAGTTACCTCTTCCTGTATAGCAATTTGTTTAAGTGTTGCTGCAACAAAAGTAGCATCTTTATTCTTCTGCTCTTCAGAATATTGAGGTAATGCTGTTACAGAATTAGGTATAGAATTATCTTCACTTACTTCATCCCCACTAAAATAACTTTCAATTATATCGTTAATTTCTTGCAGGGTATCTTCATAAGCATCTAATCTGCCTTTTGATACTTTCTTCTTTAGTTCCTCTTTAGTTTGACTTAGCATCTGTCTAAGCAACTGATATGGTGTGCTATTTTGCAGTCTTAAGTCTCTTTCCTTTTTTACATCCTTAGCTTGAGAGTTTTCTCTTATATACTCTTGCCTAGCTTGTTCAATAGAATCTTCAAGCTTTTCTGCTTTTAAGTACTGACCAAACCAATGAGGTTTATTATTAAGGCTAAAGAAATCAAAAGTTCTTAAGTACTCAGCATCAACGTCAAAGTCAGCACCAGACAATTTAAGAATCTCATAAGGTAGCATGATTTGATTGCCTGTTTCCATAGGCAAGAAATCTACAACCTTAAAGTAACCCATAGAGTGTTTATCCTGTGTTGGAATCCTAACACCAAACATTTCCAGTAGTTCAGAAGGAATATTATCACCAGGCTTTAAACCTAAATGTTCAGCAAACTGTGCACTGATTTTTATCTCAGTATATAGATTACCATTATCATCTGTCTTACGGAACTCTAATCTTCTAGTAGTTACTTTACCTGCATACTTTTTAGGGTTTTCTTGGAATTCATAGTCAGTTATAATCTTACCATTCATTTCCATTACACCACTACCAAAGTCAGATATTAATGTTAGCTTATGTCCAGGAGCTTTTACTTTTAAAGTATTCTTGGATATATAAGATAAGAACATTGACTCTAGTTTGTCAATAGTAGAAGGCATGTTTAAGTTAAACTCAGGCTTACCTGATACAGACAAACTTTCAGAAACCATTTCAATTAAGTAAGGGTCTGCTCCAGTTTGCATTAAGTTATCCTTAAACATACTAAGTAAGTACCTATATCTAGGAATATTGTTTTCAATAATAGTTTTTCTCATTTCTTCAAAGCCTCTCTTAGCTCTATCAGCTACAAGCTTTTCAAAACTATCTACTACATTTCTTAAGGTAGTTTGTTTACCTAAAACATTTGCTTTAGTATCTAGCTTTTGTTCAGAGAAAACTGTGTTTAAAAGCTGAGTAGGGTCTACAACTTTACTCTTAATAGAATCAGTTTTTACTTGCTCTTTGAAAGATTCATCATCTACTTGAATTGGGTCTAAGTTCCAAGTAAATCCTATTTCATTATTTCCTTCTACAGTACCTACATTAGCTTTCATGGTTTTGATAGCAGAGTCAAATATTAAAATGTCTATGTTATCTAACTCTAACTTATTAAGCAAATCATGATTAGCTCTAGCTGAAGGAATTGGTTTCCATAAACTATGTAACCTTTGGTATAGTTCTCTTTGTAATATTAAATTTCCTTGTCTTCTAGCTTCAAAGATTCTGTCATATAGTTCATCAGCTTCTTTTCTATCTTCAGGAAGCATATAAGAAGTTTCAGACCTTAATAAAGTTTTAATAGATGTTTTATCATAGAAGTATCTATTAACACCTACAATCTTTCTGGGGCTTACTAAAGCATTAAAGTGCTTAAGGGTTCTAACTTCTGCTAAACTAGCTCTGTAGCCTTTCTCCATCTTCTCATATATCCTAGCTACCTCTTTAGGTAACTTACCAGAGGACATCAAATATTTATTGATATACCAATTTAAAGTACCTAAGTTTTGAGCATCTGTTGTATCTTGTTCATCTAAACCTTCAATCTTTTTATCTTTAACAGTATTCTTATCATGTCTATCTTTAGCTAAAATACTTTTTACAATAGCTACTCTTGTAACTCCAGTTCCTAAAGAAGGTCCTGCTGCAATAAGTCTTGAGTTTCTTTTTACTACATCTGTAGGATCTTTAAACAACATAGCATAATCTCCATTGACTAACATATTGTAAGTCATAGAGTTTATAAAGTCATTAAAGAAGAAATCAGATAATGCAGCCATATCAACACTACCATCACTATTTTCGTAGTACTCAGGAAGAAGTCTGTTTTTATATGTTACTTGTTGTTCAGATTCTCCAAAATCAATACTTTTTAATCCTGTTTCTTGATTAACTAATTCAGTTTTAAGATTAAAGTTCTTTTCTAATTCTGTTTGTAACCATTTAGAAAATCTAGGAGGAAGCTTTGCTTTATCTGTTGCAAAGGCTGTAGGAAATACTAATTTTTTATATTTAGAATCAAGAATACTCTGAATAGCTTCAGTATTTAATCTAACAAACTCATTAAAATCTTCATCAGTATCTTGCCAAAAATCTCCAGCCTTTTGTCCTTTTTTAGTTATAATAGGAAGAGCATTAGGATTTTTGTTTCCTTTGCTGTCTGTTCTTATTAATGCTTGAGTTGTAGATACATTTTTATCTGTACCTAACATTTCAGCATTTTCAGTAAATATAAATCCTGTATCTCTATTATTAGGAGCAGTACTTTTAGTATAAAATTGAGAGCTTATAGAAACTTGAACTCCATTTTCTGTTTTAGTTTCTACCTCTATAGGAGTAATAAGTCTATTCCTAGAATTAGAAATCCTTTTTACATACTTATCAAATAAGCTAGGAGCATACTGATTTTTAATTAATCCTTTGATTTGTTCTGCATTGGTAATAGGTTTACCTTGTTTAGCATCTTGTAGTACTTTAACATATAATGCACGGTCAAGCTTCATCAACTCCTTAAACTGGAAGAAATCATGGCCTTTGCCTTTAGTATAATCTCTCTTACCTTTTTTATCAATTATATAATGGTAGCCTTCAATATCATAAACACTTTGTCCTTGTTCATCTTGCTTATCATTATTTAAGATAAAGCCTACTTCTTTTTGAACATTACCAATTCTGTTGTACTCTTGTAAGAAAGCATTATAAATGTACTCTACACCTAACTTAGTTAGTTGTCCATTAGAATCTGAGAATTTTTGTACTGGTAGCTGAACAGCATTTTGAGTATTCTTAGCTTCATTAACCCCTACAACAATAGGGGCTGATGCTCTCTCTTTCTTTCTATTTACTCTTCCATCTTTTAATACAGCACCTGGAAGTCTAAACTTTTTCCTTAAAGTGTTACCAGCAGAATTAGCAAAGAAAGCTAGTGCTTGTATAAGTTTTCCTTTACCATCTAATGAACCATAAGATGTACCAGAAGAACCTTTAAAAGTTTGTTCAAATAATTGCTGCTCACCATCAACATCTACTTCTTCTAGAGAAGCAACTCTCATACCATCAATAATATATGATGCTAAGTTATTAAGTAGCTCTACAGAAAAGTCATAATTTTCATCTGTATCAGTACTAATATTACTGGTTTCAGCACCACTCTCATCTACTGAATTTTGTAGACCAAGAAGATAAGGGTTATTCTTAATAGTCTGATACATGTTTTTAGCAAGGTAATACTCATAAGGAGTTCCCTCTGCAGCCATCATACCTAAAATTATTTCTGCTCCTTTTTCATCACTTTCTTCTTCTCTAATAGCTATAATTAAATTTGCAGCAGACTTAGCTCTTTTCTTCCATTTTTCTGTTTCACTAGTTAAATAAGAAGGCTGAATGTAAGAATAGATGCTTTTACCTTCAGAGTTTTGGAAAGTAACAGAAGCAACTGTTTCATCAAATACAGTATTTGAAGCAGCCATTTTTTTAAACCTTCCTATAGCAGCAGTATCTTCTTGTTCAGAATCTGGTTCTGTATTTAATTTTTTAACAAAAGGATTGTTGCTAGGACTTTGAGCTATTGACCTTCTTATTTCAGTAACATCTTCGGAAGTAAATCCTGGAGTATCTTGGAACAATATATACTCAGACATTAAATCTAAGTAATAAGGTTTAATAATATCATCTCCTGTAGCAATTGCTTCATTAATAACTGTTAAGTTCTTACTAACAATACTATGCCTAATATATCCTTTAGATAGAGAAATTCCTAAACTTAAAAATAGTTTTTGAATTTCATTTATAGCATCAGTTAAACCTTCAATACTAGCTACTATAGTTTCATTATTAAAGATTGTTCCAATATTAGTAAGTATTCCCATTGTTCTTGTTTCTTCATCTTCTAGTCCACTATTAATAAAACTTCTTGCCCACTCATCTACTTGAACTGCACTGTCATCTTTTACATTTGACCTATATGCTTTTAACTTCTTTGACTTATTATCATAGATAACTACAACTTGTGGTACTTTATTCTTTTGGAATGAAGTAGCAAAATTTGAGAATAATGAAGACCTACTTAAAATAGAAATGTCTGTATTATTTCTAGAATCAAAGTTTACAAACCCTAAAGAATGTAACTCAGTATTTATACTTGAGGTAAGATGATTATAGAAAGCATAGGCTGATGGGTTATTTTCAGCAAAAGCCTTAAGCTTAGGAAGCATATCTTTTATAGGAGTATTTGCTAATACTCTTTCTACTCCAGTATAAATTCTGAAAGCATTAGAAGACATTCTGAACTTTTCTTGGCTTAGGTCAGCAAATTCTCCAAATCCAAACTCATCTACACCTTCAGTAGTAAAAGCAATAAACTGCCTCATTCTAGAACTTAATGTTCCAAATCCACCTATCTCTGCAATATTTTGGTCAAAGTTTCTTTCACCTACCTCATTATCAAAGTAGTCTTCTAATTCTTCTTCTTCAGTAGTTTTTAAGTTAAACAGAGCTAGTCTCTTGCTAACTTCTTCAGCTATACTTTTTATGTTCTCTGCTTCTTGTAAAGATTCAGATACATTTTGAATAGTACTAAGAATTTTTGAAGCTTTAGCAGTGTTACCACTATCAGCTAAAGCTTTCAGTTCATCTCTAAAAGTTGCAGGACTATAATAATTAGTAGCCATATCACTAATCAGATTATAAATATCTGATTCAGTAATTCTACCTTTTTCTTTTTCTAAACTAAGTGCTTTGGATGCAATTGTATTTATAATCCTTTCACTTTGAACAGAGTTAAAGTAACCTTGTTGAACTTGGCCATCAATAAAAGCTTTTTTCCTTTTAATCAAAGAAAAAGCTGGCTCTCTAAATTTTACTAAAGGGTTAAAAGGTTTAGAGTTTTTAAACTTACCAGCATAAATATCTTGGAATAGTAAATCTAAATCACTTTGGTTATCCTTAATAATACCTAAAAGCTTTTTAATCTTGTCAAATAGAATACCAATTAAACCTTTTGGTTTTTCACTATCCTTCTTAACTGCATAGCTTTTAAATCCTTCAGCCATTTGTTCCTCTAACCAAAGATTTTCTAGTTCTTTTCTAGTTAGTTTGGCAAATGATGATGATGAGTTTCTAAGATTTATAATATCTTGATTAGTAGGATTACCATATTGTTTTCTAGCAGCTGCGTAGTAAGCATTAATTTGAGTAGGACTTAGCAAAGTTCTAAACACAGCATGAAAAGCTTCATGGTATTCAGTACCTACTCCTGCTTTTTCAGATAGATAAACTACATTATTAAAGAATGCTCCCCAAGTTATACCATTGTTCTTAACATTAGTTAGGATGTTTCTAACATCTTGAATAGAGAATACACCATTTGGATTTTGTGGTGTTCTCATATTCAGCATTCTAGCTAAGTTACTTTCTGCTGTTTGCATGTTAATCCTTTCAACAGCTTCTGTAGGACTTATACTAAAAGGAGCAGGTTCATTACTATCATCTTTAGGAATAAGACTATCTCTTTCTTGGATTAATCTATTATACTCATCACTATTCTGTAATCCAGAAAGAGCTAATCCAAGTAAATCAGCATCTATCTCTTGTATTCTTTGTGCCTTTTGCTCATCAGTCATACTACTTGCAGGAGTACTTTCTAAAGCAGCTAGTTCTGCATAAGCACTGCTATCTTTTCTACCAACTTCTTCAAGAGCTTTCATAGCCTGCTCTTTAGTCATTGTACCCTTTTTAACAGCATCTACATATTCTGCATCATATTTAGCATTGATTACATCTTTAATATCTATACCTAATGTAGTTCTTGCACCACCCCCCATTTCAATTATTTCAGCAGGAATTTTTAATTCTGTTCCTAAATAATCTAATGTTAACATCCCATTAGAATAACCAATAGGCATTTTTTCCCAGCCTAAAACATCTGTTAAATATTCTCTAAATTTTATTAATTGTGTTTTAGCATTTCCTTGTACAAGAACATAGTTTGTTAAAGGTATATTTATAGCTAAGTCTTCTTGTCTTCCTTTTTCTATATCAGCTATAGTATCTGTACTTCCAGCAGGTGCTGATGGTGGTGGTGGAGTAGAAGTTGCTGATTTTATTTTTCTTTCTAATATTGTATTTAGGTCTCTTTTTTTATTATCAGGAATAGGTGAATCTTGTATTACCTTTCTTAACTCTTTAACAACCCTATCACTTTTTAACTGTTCTGGTGTAGATGAATTAATTAGAGTTAAAAGTTCATTATATATTTCCTGTTGTTTATTTTCAGGAGTACCTGAAGTATTCTCAGGATTAGTTTCTGTTCTTTCTTTTAAACTTTTAGGTCTTAGTACTATGCTAGGGGTTAAGCTTACATTTAACCTCATCTGTCCCATGTTCTCAACTACACTATCTTCGCTTACCTTATCTACTCTAGAAAAGAATCCACCTATACGAATAGGCTGACCTTTATCTAGTAAGAAAGGTTTTCCTCTTTCAGCTTCTAATTTTATTTTACCATTGATAATATCTATTAATTTATCATAACTGTTAACTGGTGAAGAAGTTTTTCCAAATCTGGCCATTAATTTACCCTCTTCATTAACTGAAAGATATAGGTCTACATATTGTTTATCTTTAATTCCAACTACATCTAAAGCTAAAGAAACATATCCAAACTTACTGATTTGAATCTCTGCAGTAATGGATTTTGACAAAGCAAATGTTGCATCTGGATTAGCAGTATTTGTTAATAAAGATAAAAAGAAGTCATTGTTATTCTCATCTCTAAAAGTAACTCCACGGTCTGAAGGATGTATTGGAATGCCTTTATCAGTAGTAACACCTCCATCTTTTATTTCTTCCTGTCTAGTTTTAATTAAGTCTACTAGTCTGCTAAAAAGAGTTTTTCTCTCATCTGTAGTAGTTATTTTTTTATTTTCAGCAGAAGGAAAACCTATAGATAAGAAAGAATACTTTGATGTTTGAGTAGGTTTGTTAACCATCATAACATACTGTCCAGTTATTCCTTCATAATTTTTATTTGATGCTAGTAACTCTTCATATATTTGAATTACTGCTGTAGCCTCAGCACCTTCTAACAAAGTCCATTTTCCATCTTTTTTAGCATATGCTTTAAAGTCATCACCTGAACTTCTTCTAATTATTAATTGAGAAGTGTTTTGTTTTTGAACTTTTTTACCAGCTTCAACTGTTTCATAAGTATAAGTAATTCCATACCCTTCATCAGGTACAACTGATATATTAGGTCTTTCTTCTAATGGTACATCTTTTAGAACTTTATATGGAAAGTTTTTATTAGTATAAAATAAGTTATTAATAAACTCTGTACTTGCTCCATTATTTGTTTCTAGCTCTTTAAATAGCTCTAGCATAGTAGCATAGTAAGTTTGAACATTCAATCCTTCTGCAGATACTTGTGGTTCTTGAGAACCATCAGTATTATTAATAATATCAACAAAAGAAGAATTTAGTTCATATAAGTGCTGAAGATTATAAGCATTAAAGTTTTGCCCATCAGACATTACAAATCTTCTAGGGTCTAATACTCCACCTATTTTTACTTCTTTACCATTTATATTAATGTAGGCTACTGCACCTTTACCTTTCATTCCTACAATTCCTTTTTGGACTTTTACAGCAGGATTACCATTAGCATCTGTTAAGTTACCCCCTTCAGGATAATCTTCTACTTTAATATAAATTCCTTTATATAGTTGTTCTTGAGTTAAAGCTTCAACTGCATCTATATCAGCTTGAGGTACAAACTTAGTATCAATGTATATCTGTCCAAATTTAGAAGCATTTTCTATAACAGGTACACCTGTAGGAATAACTGCATTAACAGCTTCTAACTGAGCTATAATATTATCTAGTTTAGTAATTATATCTTGTAACTGACCACTATCAAATATAGCTTGGTAGTCGCTATTAATTTCAGTACCAGTAGTATCTTTAATTAGTTTTTCAAGTTCAGCTAGTTTTTTCTTTACATACTCTTGTTTTGATTTAGTCTTAGCTATCTTAACTGGAACAGAGTCAGTGGGTTCAAAACTAGGAGGTAAGTTATTATTAAATTCTTCAAGCCATGCTTTTGCAGTATCTGATTTTAATCCTTCAAAAAGTTTTTCATCTATACTTACACCATCATCTTCTGGAATATCATATTCTTCTTCAATAGCTTCTTGTAAATTAGAACTATCATTGATAGCTATACCTGCATTCTTTAATCTAAGACCAAGAGACTCATAAGCTTTCTTTTGTATATCTTCTAAGATAAGTTTATCAATATTTGGGTCATCTACACCTGCAAGGGTAGCCATTAGAAATTCAGGCTCTATATAACCTTTACGTTGTAGTTCTGTTAGTTTATCTAAACTTTTAATAAACTCTTCTCTACCTTCTTTTGTTATAAGTCTGTTAATCTCTCCTATGAATGTTTCTCTTCTTTGAGAAAGTTTTTCTAAATCTCTTAGTGCTACACCTAGATTTTTTCTATCAGCAGGATTGTCAAAATAATATTTTTCAACCTTTTCTGCTAGTTCACTTAGCTTTAATACAGTATCTCTAAAAGAATCAAAATCTCTTAGATATTCAGGAGCTTCTAATGCATTAGTTTTTCTAGCATTAAACTCTTGTTGTTCTAGACTAGAAATCTCTTTTTGCATTTGGTCAATCTTCTGTTGCTGCTTATCAATTCTTTCTTGGTTAGCAACACCAGATAATTGCATTGTTATTAGTCTTTTCTTAGCAGCTTCTAATCTACTAAGTTTACGATTATATTCACCTAGCCATGCTTTTTTAAAGTTAAGCCTGTTGTTGGCTCTCATAATATCCTTAACACCTCTAGTATCTACAGTGCCTATCATATTAGATATCAATTTGGAAAGGTCTTCTTCTCTCCTATCAATATCTTGAACAGTAGCTAAGCTATAAGCAAGTCCATCTTGGATGTATTCATTATCAGTATTAGCTAGTACCCTAGCTTCATTAATACTATCTTTAATAGTTCTAGATCTTTTTAGTAATGCTTCTTTTAATTCTGACTTTCTTTCTTGAATTTCTTTTTCAGTGATATTATCATAATCAAACATATCAGCAAACTCTGTATCAGTCATTCCATCAATGGTATCATTAATGTTATCTTCTACAGTTTGGTAATCACCAAGCTTCATTCTAAAGTTTACATCTGAAAAGAAAGCCTCATGTTCTGCACTTTTAGCAGTAAACATATCTCCAACTTGAGCAGCTTCATTATATTCTTTATTAGCTTTATAAGCTATAGCAGCATGATTTACAAGAGCTTTAATCCTATCAGGAGTAGACATGTTATTAGCCCTTTCCAAGTACTCAGCTCTTTTAGTTTTAAGAGGGTCTCTTAAAGCATCCCAAATACCACCTTGCCAACCTAATCCTTTACCTTTAGAGCTAGGACCTACAAATCCTGCTCCACCTATAATCATTCCAATAATACCTTCTTCCCAACCTTCTTGGCTACCATATGTTTCAGCCATTCCTTCTCCTAAGGATGAAACTAAATCAAAAAGTTCTAGTTTGTTATCTTCATCTAAATATTTAGAAACATAATCTAAAGCTCCTTTATTTACAGAACCTTGCATCATTTCTTCCCAAACACCTTCAGTAAAAGGTTTCTCTCCTAGTTTATATAGTTTACTACCTATTCTTTCTAATCTAGTTTTGGCAAGAGCCTTTTCTACAAAGTCTAGTTTTTTAACTTCTGCTACAGTTTTACCCATGCCTTTAGCAACTCTGAGTAGTTCTCTCTTAGATAAATCACTAGTCCTTACTAATGACTTAGCAACTTCATCTGCCTTATTAGGATTAAATAATTTTCCTAATATAGAACCTGACTTAGGCCCAAAGGTTTTAGGTAATGTAACCACATTACTCATACCTACTAATGCAGAGTTAAGAGCAAACACACCATTGGCTACATTATATATTTTATCCATAGCACCAGCTATTTCAGCTTCAGTAGGCTCAAAGCCATTTTCTGCTATGTAATCATTAATGTAGTTTTCTTTTGCTTCATTAGCAAAGTGTCTAGCTTCTACACCAGCTTCATAAAATGTACCAGTAACCATTTTTCTGCCTACACCTAGTACATTGTCAGCTACTTTTAATCCTTTTACTTTGCCAATAAGTTTAGTAGCATCAGCTACTTTAGAACCTTTTCCTAAAGCTTTAAGTGCTCTTGTAGCTCTACTCAAAGCTAAAGGAGTGGCTAATCCAGCTGATGCCATTTCAGTAAGTACTGCTCCTGCTACAAATGACATTCCTGATAAAACATCATTTGCCCAGAAGTTAGCAGTACTCATTTTTTGCAGTAGATTATAATCTTCCACTTCCTTTCTTAAGTAGTTAGGAAGAGCTTCATCCATAGCTTCATTAGCTTCATCTAAAGCTCTTTGGAAGGCATTATCATATACATTTTTAAAGCTTCCTGTAGCTGCTCCATATAGTAAACCAGGAAACATAGCTAAACCACCTATTACATTTGTAGCAGTTTTACCTACAAATTTAATAGTACCATTAGCCCACTTATCAACAGTACTTTGACTCTCACCAAATAAATCTTCTATGTCAGCACCAATGTAAGGTGACTGTCCATATTTTTCAGAATATAACTTGTATTGTTCAGCTTCTTTACCTGTAAGTACTTTTGGTGAAGTAGTAGTTGATAAATCAGATGGATTATAAGGTTGAGTTTCAAAGTAATCTTCATACTTTAATCCAGGATTAGATTCTTCAAATACTCTTCTAGCGGTGGTTTCTCTTACATTTTGTTCAAGTGCAGAAGAACCTCCTATTTCTCTTGAAACTATATCTCTAATATCTTGTTGTTCTTGTGCTGCTGCTTTTCTTGCAGGATGCTCAATCCATTCCCACTGACCTGTACTTTGGTTAAATTGCCACATATGTTGTAAGTGTTTTGTATATATACGATAAAAGTAAAAAAAAGTTGTAATATTAACTAATTAATTAGGAATAGCTAAAGCTCCACCTGTAAAACCAGCAGTGTTAAAAGTAGACCATTGGTTAAAACTTAATTTACCATTCTTAGCAGCAGGTTTAGCTGAAAAGCTTCCTAGGTCATGGTAGGCTATAATTAAATCTTGAGGAGATAATTCATAATCTGCCATTATTTTTTTAGACATTGAATTAATCTCATCTATACTTCCTGTAAAATCTATAGCAAAAGATTTTTTAGGAGATAAAAATATAACAGACCCTCCTCCATATTTTCCATAAGTGGCTTTTCCATTTTTAGCGTTAGGAAATATAAAGTGTGTAGCATTAGATTTTTCAGTTTTATTTGTTTTAGGATTTCTAACATCATATGCTACAGTTGTAGGTAGACTTGCTACATTATTTTTAAAACTATATTTTTTAGAACCATCTGGTCCTATAGTAAACATAGGTGATGTTTTACCATTCCAATTAATATCTGAGTACCTATATTGTCTTAATGGAGACATAATTTTAAATCCTTGATATACTTCATCATCTGTAGTCCACCCTTCAGTATTATTACTAAAATTGTAAGAACCTGGTTTTAGCTTAGTGTTTTTCAAAGGTTTTTCACTATTAATTACAGACAAAGGTTGATATGTTACTAATACCTTACCATCTGCTGTCTTTTTATATAAAGGTAAGAATGGGTCATTTACTGTACTACCAGGACTTCCAGCAGGTTTTTTATCTCTTATAGTTTGATGTATATAGTTAAAAGCTTCTTGTCTCATAAAATCTCCAGAGGTAGATGCATTTCCATCTAAATTAGGATGACCACTAACATCTGTATCTAAAAGAAAATGTCCTATTCCTCTTGCTTGATAAGAGTCTTTAGCTCTAGAGTTACCTACATTTTTAATAGGGATATACTCAAAGCCTTGATTTCTATCAAACTTATTCATATACCTCCAATGACCAAAACCATTTCTTCCTAACTCTTGAAATTGTCTAGGTTCTACATATACTGGTTCTTTTTTAGGAGCAGCTTCTTTTGCTGGAGGAGGAGTAACTTTTGGTGGAGGTGAAAGTTTAATTTGTTTAGCTTTATCTTCCACAGCTTCACTTTCTAAATCTCCTATACCTAAGTAATTGACAAAAAATCTATTTGCCCAAGAAGGTATATTACTAGCAAGTAATAGTGCTTCATCTGTAGCACTAGATACTGCATCGCCTATTGAGCTAGCAGTTTCTTCTACTGCATTACCTATTGAACTAGCAGCTTCTTCTACTTTAGAATATAACTCTTGAAACTCTTCGGTTAAACTTATAGAAGGGTTTTCTTCTTTTACTTTATCTAGTGCTGCTTTTGTTTCTGTTACAGTTTGTTTAGCTGTATTTACTTTTACTGGTCCAGGTATGTTTTTACTAGTTAAATCAATACCTATTTTTTTACTTACATTATTAATACCCTCTTGTACAGTTTTAGGTTTTGGAGGAGTATTAGCTACATTAAAACTGGGTGTGGTGCTTTTAGGCTTTTCAGGAAAATTTATATTTTCTGATACTTGAAATACATTATCTAAACCTGCAGCTCTCATAAATTGTTGTGAAGCATCATTTGCAGGTCTTTGTAGTATTGGTGGAGTACTAGGTTTAGCAGATTGTTGAACTGCAGGTTTTACAGCTGCAGGTTTTTCTTGAGCTTTTTGAGCAGCTTTACTAAACTGAATATGGTAATGAATTTCATTACCTTCTCCATGAGGTAGAATACTTACTCCATATTTTTTGGCCCAAGTATTACCTTCATTAGTTTGAGTAATCCAAGTTACAAGTTTATGGCCTTCATCATCATACCTAACATCAATAGCTCTACCTTCAAGATGTGTTTTAGATGCTCTTCCTAATTTCTTATCTTCTTCTTCTGTACTAGTAGCAGAAGTTATAGTAAAAGGAAAAGAACTTACTTCTTTAAGAGCAGTGGAAACAGTAGGAGAAACTTTTCTTTCAGTAATTTCATCTGATTTATATCTTACATTACCTTTTGGTAGTCCTCCTGGGAATACTCCTACTTGGGGGTCCAAAGCTGGCCTTGTTGTATTGGTGACTTTCCCATAGAGGTACCTCCCTGACCTCCAAAGTTTTTTTGTGCTCTTCCTTGTTCTAATTTACCATATCCTAATAATACTAAAGCTTCTTGGTAGTCTTGAACATCATTAGGGTCTAATACTTTTCCTGAGGGAGTTGTAATAGTCGTAAAAGGAATTATTTGACCATTTTCATATTTTCCTAAAGCTACTCTACCTGTGTTAGTAGTTTGAACTCCAAATTCATTTCCTTGTTTATCCTTAAAAATTATTACTTCATTTTCTTTAACTGATTTTTCTTTATTTGCCTCTTTAGCATCAAAGAAAAGATTCAATAAACCTAATTGGTCTTTATCAATTGCTGCTGAAGCATACCAAGCTGCACCTACATCTCTATATTCAGGAGCATCATCAGTTAATAACTCAGATACAATCTGACTATATTTAGTTGGGTTATCTTCATTATTATAAATTAAAGATACTTGAGAAAAACTATTAGGATTAGATTCATCTGTCATAGCTGTAAGAACTATCATTGGGATTCCAAAGTTATTTACTTCAAAAGCTACATCAGTTATCTTAAAGTTATTTCCATTAAAATCTTCTCCTTTATATAATGACTCTTCAAAAACTTCTTTAGCAGTTCCTTTATTCCTATAATCCTTTCCTCCTTTACCTACTAAAGCAGCAGTTTTCTGTAACAAATCAGCAAGTTCTACAGGATTTTGTAGTAACTCTAAATATTCTTTAGATACTGCTTTTAAAGTTCCAGCTTTTTCACCTTCAGTAGTTTCTTTAATAGTTTTTAGCTCTTTAACAAAACTAAACTTATCGTCTTTAATTGCCTTTTCTTGATAATCTAAATGTCTCAAAGCTTCACTATATATTGGAGTGGCTTTTAAACCATCACTATCTTCTCTTCTACCTGGATATCTTGTTGTATTAGCAGAAGGCCCTGACTTTTCTGATGTAACTGTTCCAGAAGAACTTTCATAAAATGCATACTTACCATTTTGTAATTTTTTTAATGCGCCCTTGTCTAATAAAAATTGTAATCTGAGGTCAGAGTCTAGTTGGTCTTGGGTAAACTCATTGTAAAAAGCAGGCTCTCCTGACAATGCGTTTCCTCCATATTCATTTCCTATAGTTTTAATAGTATTACCTACTATCAATAATTCAGCTGTTTTTTTAGTATCTGCTCCTGGCATAACCACTTCAGCAAGCTTATCAAATACTTTTTGCTTTTCTGCAGCTAATGCTTGAAGACTTTTACTTTCATTGTAGTTTTTTAGAACACCTTTGGTAACATCTAAAGCTGCCTGGTCTCCAGGGTCTTGAGAAATACCTATAAGCTGCTGATATAGATTATTTTTAATAGCATCTATCTGGTCCTTATTCATACCATTTTTAGCAAAGTAACCATTTTCACCTAAATAATAGTCAGGACTAGTAATAATCATATTAGCTGTATAAGGATTAGTTACTAATTCAACTAATTTTTGTTTTTGAGTTGGGTCTTTTACTCCATTTGCAGCTTCTGTAAGCATTTCGTCTAGAACTACTCCAAAAGAACCTTCTCCTGTTATATTCCCATCAGCTCCAGAATATACTATACTTCTTAGTGTGGGAGAGTAATTTTCATCTGTACTTGCTTTATTTAACTCCTCAAATAACCTTTTATCTGCTTCTCGTAGTTTAGTAACAGCCATTGTACTATTTGCAGTTATATCATTAGATACAAGCTCTAAATCTAAATCAGAAGCTGTTGCTCCTTGTGAAGATATAGAGTATGTTCTATCTTTTGCTGCTTGTAGTTCTTCTGCTCTTTTTCTAGCATTAGGGTCATCAATTTCTCTAGTACTACCAGGTTGTTCAGTTTCTTTTCTATAAAATCCTTTACTTACTGTATTACCGACTAACTCTTCAAGCTCTTCTAAAGTTGTATATCCTCTTCCTATTATATTACCTTGTTCATCCCTCCTAAGCTTAAACTCTTTTGCGTAGTAATCTTGTTCATTAGTTCCCTCATACATTCTTTTAGCAAATTGTTTAATAGCATTCGTTGTAAATGAATTGGTTAAATCAATAGCTTCTACAGATGTACCATCAGGGCTTTGCCACATTGTTGTACCAGTGCTAGGGTCTGTAACAAACTTACCTTCACCATATGTTTGTTTTAAAGAAGGTTTTAAGTAATTAAGAAGATTTTCAGTTATGTACTTTTCAGTGTTATCTTGAATAGGTGCTTTAATATCTTCTATCTTAATATCAGAACCTTTTTTCCACCCCCATTCTCCTGTTTTAGGGTCTTGTTCCATTAAACCTTTAAAATATAATGAGATGGCATTTTCTTTTCCTAACCAAGGTTCTACATTTTTCTTGTATGCAGCATGGTGTTGAATAATACTTTGGAATACTGGGTCAGTATTATATTCTCTATTTAAAGATTTTAATTGTTGAGCTATAGAACCATAACCACTTTTATCTTGTTCTAATCTAGAGCTTAGTGAAGATACATCTCTACTAAATTTTTCTCTATACTGTTGAGCTTCTGGTTCATACCAAGGAGCAGATTCTATCTTTAAATCTGCTGAGCCTAATTCTCCTCTAGTAGTATCTAATCCTTTTTGTTTTTCCTGTAATGCCTTATACATAAAGTCCAAAGGCATTGGAACAAACTGTGACTCATAAGGAGTCTCTACTGGTGTTATAAATCTTACAGCCATTGGTTATTATTTAATAGGTTCAAAGTTCTCAGTTTCAGGATTCCACTTAAATCTTTTTCCATTTGGTGCAGTGTAGCTACCATCATTATAGGTAGCTACACCTGCAGGAGCTAATTTAGGTACTAAAGTTCCATTAACATTGTCATATCCTATGATAGCAAAATCTCCAGTTCTTAGTTGATTTAGCAACTGGTCTTGCATTTCTTTAGCTCCCATATCTTTAGAGAATCCTTGTATATTTCTACCAACTCCAGCTGCTGCTTCCATTCCTAGTTTCCATCTATTTGAAATAGATTGGTCTTTCATTAAAGCATTTTTCTCAGCTTGAGCTGCTCTTAGTTGAGCTTCTTGGTTCATTAATCCAATATTTTGAGAATCAATTCCATATCTAGTTTGAGCTACTTGAGAACCAATTTGAGCACCAGCACTAGGCATAGAAACACCTACATTAGCTAAATAACTTCCTTGTGTAGGAGCACCCATTCTTATAGCTTGTCTTGTATTAGCCATAGCTTGATTACCTGCTGCTCTTTGTAAAGCTACTGGTGTATAATCAAACTTTTTAAACTTAGGTGCTGCTGTATAAGTAGGGTCTGGAGCAAAAGCTGCTGCAGCTATATTAGCTAATGGGCCAAACATAGAACCTACACCACCAGCAATATAGTTACCCATAGGTGATTTATATTCAGGTAATGGTGGTGGAGTAGACTTAGGTTTACCTGCAGGAAATGTTTTATACTCAAGTTCAGGAGAAATCTCAGGTGATTTTAAGCCAGTTAACTCTACTTCATTACTCATTAAACTAGGTAAAGAAGGTTTAGAAGTAGTTGTTGGTATTGGCAATAATCCTGCTTTTACACTATTTAAAGGTAAAGCATTAATTTGTTGGTTTAGATTTAATAAACTAGGTTGAGCTAAATCTCTTAAACCATATTTAGTATTTCCACGACTTACGTTAGTATTTTCAATATCAGCGTTGTATTGTTCTTCAGTATATGGCCCTTGTAAAAAAGGAGCAATACCTCCAGGTTGTTGTAATCCCAAATAGTTGCTAAATCTTTGATTTACATTATTATTTCCTGTTAAGGCTTCTTCCTGACTTCCATAATCTAAACTCATTCCGTAAGAAACATTAGGAATATTAGTTCTACTTAACCAGTTTTTTCTTTCATCTGGTGTCATAGAATAATTAGGATTGAAACTTCTACTAACACTAGGCATTATACCTTGAGGATTAACACCCCCTAAATATGTTGCTTGTTCCATCAAACTTGGCCTATTTATCCTAATTGGTCTTATATTACTACTATTAACTAAAGAAGTTGCTCTAGCAGCATTAGCATTAGCTTGGTTACCAATAGCTAAAGCATCTGCTCCCTGATAAACTCCAGATTCAATTGAATCATCATTTAATATAGTTTCCAAAGTTCCTGTAGTATCAGGAAGATATCCTTGCTTTTGCTGATAATACAACTTACCACCATTTCTTTTTAAAACAGGATATTGATTAACTTGAGATAAATAATTATCAGCTAAAGAACCTCCCATTTGATACATTCTACCACCACCTCTCATAGTTGCTGGTGCTCCTTGTTGTTGACCCATCATACCTTGCTCAGCTGGAGGAGCAGCTTGTTGCTG